AGATCTGCGCATGTCTCGTGGGCTCGGAGATGTGTATAAGAGACAGCTATAAAACTATTGTTGACTCCATATTTCCTTATCAAGAATATATTGTCTGATAAATCTATCTGCGTATTGTGGATGTATCATTGACCTTGCTGTTTTTGCATTTTCTGCCCCTGTTTTTGCATAATGCTCTTTTTTCATTGTTCTTATAGCGTCCTTACATTCGACAGCGTTATAACTAATTGGCTCAAAAATAAGATTGTTCTGTGGCTCGCAATTCAAAAACCAATATTGCGTAGGCTTTTTAAAGTAATCTCCGCTATCTCTCCTGTCTCTATCAATTACTGCCGGGGAATAACACCAATACCGCCTTAAAAAATGCTCTTCTGAATAAGGGTTCTCCATTACCAGCTTTAATCCTTTTCTCATGCAAATAATAAACAATTTGTTTACCAAATCATACATAAGTGAAACTTCTTTAAGCAAATTCATATCAAATTCGCATTTTTCTTCCAAAGACCATTTTTTCTGACTTGTCGACTGCCCTCTGAACCACAGCATTATCTGATTTTCAAACCTTATGCAAGGGAAAAATGCAAATATCAAATCATCAAGACTTATCTTATCAAACAAACTCGGCTCACCTTGATACCCCCTATCAATCTCTTCGAAAAGGTCAGTAACATAGTCGGTTTCGTTAAATTCATTCTGAATATCATAGTCGTAGGCTTCAATTCCATACTTCTTGAAAGCGTTCTTGAATGTTCCTGACTGTTCAAATAAACAATGTACTTTCATTCTAAATCTACCAAAAGGAAACCTCGGTTTTATGTGCGCACAACCTATTCCTTTCTTTGATTTTCGGTTAGTTGTTATATCTTTTTCTTAATGTATTCTGCACCTTATCCATTCCCTTAATTCCACCGACAATAAAAGCTATTTCTGCTCTATTTTCTGTCGCTTTTGTTTCTGCTTCCATGTCGTGCAGTCCGTATTCAGTCTGAATAATTTCATTTGCAGTAATTCTTTTTAATATTTCTTCACATTTCTTCTTGCTTAAAATCTTCACTTTGAATCACCCACTTTCGTATCATCAACAACCTTGATTTTTCTGCCACAAGCATTACAGTAAATATCAATTCCTGTCGCATAATTAATCCTCATTTTCCCGCACTCTGTGGCATAAATTGGGAAACCATGGGGCGTGTGAGTAACATACCATTTGCATTGTTCCTCTTTCTTATCATTGTTCACTCTGTATCACCTACTTTCAATAAATCCACAAACCTTTAAGTTGCAACCTCGGTTTACCGAGGATTCGTTATTCCTTTCTTTCTTCTAAAATTTCATCCAAGCAGGCATTGTACCCTGCATTCATCAATGTCTGGTTGCTTTCGCTCTCTGTACCAATCGTGCGTTTATGCTCTGGCAATTCTCGGAGCGGACACCAATCCGGCTTCTTTCCGTTTGGTACAAGTTTTCCTGTCGCGCAGCACAGGTATTCGTCATCATTCTCTGTCTCATAGCACAATGTGCATTTCTGGCACACCTGTTCCGGCATATCCATAACCAATACTGCTTTAGCCATACCATCACCCTTTCTTTTTCTTTTTAGGCTTAAACTTAAAAACATCATTTTTCTGACGGCTTACCATGCTACGATAGCCGTTCATTTTACTGGCTCTGCTTTTACTCATACCTCACACTCCTTCCGGTTTCTCACACCGCTCAAATTCGATCACCCATACCCAAGGATTCGCATCCCAACCGTAGCGGTCAATGTCGGATTTCTTTACGGTTGAATCCCATAGGGTTTCAAACTTCTCTAAGCTAAAATCATGTTTTCTATTTAAAGTTTCTCCATCTGTCACAGCACTTGTTTCAATATTTATACCCTCTCTGTGGCATCCATCCACCGTGATTTCCTGCAACCGCTCCACCCTCACATCCGTAGCCCGGAGCCAGATACGTGCCGCTCCTTTCGGCATATGAATGGACGGACGGTATATCAGTTTTGATGATTCCTTAAATGTAGGCAAGTCTGCCAGCTTATCATCAGCCCTGTAAATATATGTTCCATCTTCATATCCTTCGCTCCATGTTTCTCTCACGTACAGTATATCGTCCGTGTGATATGGCGGATTCCATCGTTTGCTTAATTCCTCATCCTTTATATTTTCCGGAAGCTTATATCCTTCGCCCCAAAGTTTGTGTGCTCCCCTGTTTGGATATGTCCATTTTCCTATACAATCCTTGTGGCTACCTGCATATGTATAACATAGCCCTGATTGTGGTTGTGGCTTTATCACACGTCTGGTGCAAGTCTTCCGTCCGTCCAGAATTGCCCGAACCATCTCGGTGTTAAATAAAATTGGTTTAATCGCCATCTGCACCACCTACCTTTAGTCTATCAACTTTATCGCTCAATTCTTCTATCTTCTGCACTGCTTCTATCAAGATTTCTGCATTATGATTTATCGCCATTGCAAGTTCTCTGACGCTTGAGCTTAACGAAATACCTGTTATTTTTGTTACTGCTTTATTCTTCCATTTCATCTACTCCACCGCCTTTCACAATCTCGATTGCTTTGTTTATGCACTCTTCTATGCACTTTTCATATGGAGTGTTTTTATAGTAGCACATCTCTTCATTCCCATAGTCCTCCAACTGTTCCATAACCTTGTCCACATCGTAAGCGGTCGGCTGTGCATCTATTACGCTCGCCAATGTTGCCAAACTTACTCTCCTAAAATCATCATCAGATTTACTCGCACACATGCAATATTCTTTTAGTGCGTCTGCATCAATCAGTCCCATCGTTTTTATCTCCTCTTTTCAAATAATCAAAAATCTCATGTCCAATCATCCCTACAACTGACAGAATGCAAAAAAGTTCAACTCCAAATTCTGTCAGAATATCTAACCTAATGGCTATAAGTATTAGTAGAAAGAAATTTATGTACGATTGAAACATCATTCTTCATCACTCCAATCAAACTTGCAACCGCACTTACTACAGTAATTTGGTGCATTGTTGTTATTCATTATTCCTATATCGTGACTTACTTTGATTGTGTTTCCGCATTCACAATGGAATATAGAAAGAGTATCACTAAGGTTATGGTTAAATATAGGTTTCTTCGCCGTCTGCTTAACCGCCGCCGCCCCGCATTCCTCCAGTGTGCCGATTACACGGTACTGTTGTACTTCTTCAAGTGCCTTGATTGCTACTCTAGTAGCTTTCGCAACCCTGCATCCCCCATATTCACAATTAAGCGGGCTGTCTGTGCCTTGTGCGCATTCATAACAACTGTCTTTCTTCAATATCTTAATTGCTTCACTCTCCGTCATATTATCCCTCGCTTTCCAATAACTCCGGATTGTCAAAGATGTTGCCGATAACTTCATATTCAGTATCATATTCAAGTCTGTGCTTATAATATTTTTCGTTAGGAATTGTATATATAATTTCAAAATCCCTAAATGTTATAAGCGTATTCACCTTGCTATTATTTATTTTTACAACATCATTCTCCCAAATCAGCTTGCCATTCTTGTCTTTCAGCCCTGTGCATTAGCAGATTGTATTAGTTAAAATAGTTACATTATGTGGGATTCCTTCCATTACATTCCACTCCAACCATTTTCCACTATCTTTTTCTTTGCCTTTGAATAAATATCTATCTTCCATGCTCTCTCCTTTCTAATTCCTCTAGAATTTTCTCAGCTTTAATAATGTGTTCGCAACATCTTTCATATAATAAATTCATTATCGAAAAATAAAATTTTATTACTGCAAGATGAAACTCAAATCTAACTTTATTCATTTTTACCCCTCTATTCCGCTTCTGATTGAAGCCAATCAAGTTTACATTTACTGCAATCATAATCATGCCAACCATGAACACACTCATCGTACGGGTCTTTCATGTATGGACAAGGCATCACCTCTGCTAACTCTCCATCTGACATATTCCTTATCCTGTCGGCATGGGTCGCTTTCGCATCAACAAGTTCAAAACACTCATCACGCCATTTCAATACATTATCAATATTGAATGAACTGTAACCTACATGGTAATAATCTTCGCCGACTTTTTTGTACTTGATTTCGTAATATGGATTGTTGTCTATCATCCTTACGATAATTTCCAGAGATGTAACTTTGTTTTTTGTATCATCATTTTCTGAAACTTTACTGTCACATCCGCAACAAGACTCATTATCTCTTGAATTGCTGTTACGCTGACAGTTGCAAGTATTCTTTTCTTCACTATCATCAAATGCCTTTAAAAACATTTCAGCAATTTCTTTCTCGTATCTGCCACACATACCTTTGCAATCAATATCCGCAATAACCCTTGAAAAGAAATCTTTAAATTTGTCAACAATATAATCTCCTTTGAAATCGTTAGGTATGTCAATTACTACTTTCATTTTCTCCACCTCTCAATTCTTTCAGTTTTGCTTCGGCTTCGGATTTTGTGAGGAATACGGTTTTTCCGAATTCCATTACATCAATTTGACCAGATAAAGTCCTATCGTTTGATTCATAATCGCAAAACAGCGTAGTTTCTCCATCTTTAAAACAATCCAAATGGAAATCCTTAACTGTAAACTTGTCTACATCTTTTCCAAATCCTGCAAAATCAAGGAAAATTTTATCTCCCACCTTACAAGGCAACTTGATAAGTCTGCCCTGTTCCTCTAAGTCCTCGTAATCTCCTAGCTTGGTTAATATTTTATTGTAATTCGCTTTTGAATACTCATTATCTACAATGTCTACAGGGTCAAATGTGTCATAGACTTTATCCGCCCATTTTACTGTTAATCTCTCCATGACTATCCCTCACTTTCTGCCAGCTTTGCCATTTTCCAATCGCTTATATCGCCACTTCCGCGCGCACTCCAAGATGTTGCTCCGTATCCCCATGCGTACACTATTCCGTTCTCGTATTTTGCAAAATATCTTTTTTCCCACGAATTTTTTTCGCTATTTCTTACCAAAATCGGCGTATCGACTGCTACCTTACTCCAATCAACAGGAGGCTCAACATACTCTAAATTAAGCCATTCGCAGAAATTATACGTACTACCTTTGCACGAATCTGATTCATAAAAATAACACTCTTCACATTCAGTTTCTTCGCAAATTGCAGGCTCTCCATTTTTTAATCCAAACATTCCTGTGTTTACCGCAAGTTCTATAATCTTATTTCCGTATTTTTCTTTATTCGTCATATTAAACCTCCAAATCACACACAAACTTAATCTCTTCCGCTAAACTCTCAGCTATCATCGGAACAGTCAACTGAAACTGCTTGTAATTAGCTAACGTATCAATATAGTCGATGAATTTGTCCGAGAGATACTGCAACTGTTTCGCTGTTATCTTAAACTCCTTTTTCAGAATCGTAAGTGTCAGTGCAAAATAGTTAAACAACGATGCGCTGGAAAGCCTGTATGCTTCACGCTCGATGCAAAAACCTTTCTTTGCATACATATTCATTAACTGTCTCTGTGGAATTTTTCTGATTTCCTCTTTGATGTCGATTCCGTATTTACTTTTCAGGTAAACAGCCAAGTCCTTGCCATTCTTTCCACCGGACGATGCTTCATCTAAGTAAGATTTCAAAAAATCCTGCAACCGGATGATTCTTGTCTGTCCAAATCCGAATTTGTCATGCAGAATTATGTACCAAATCACGACAAAATCTTTGTATGATTTTGATATAACCTTATCAGCATTTCTCTTTTCAAAATCATTTCGCCCGATAGTCCGCATCTCCTGTTTGGTGTAAAATGTTGGCTTTTTATTCCGTCTCAACGCATTGCTCATTTCTTTGATTTCTCCTTTCTGTATGTGATTTCCAACCATGCAAAATGACTCAATACAAGCTGTCTTGCACGCTCTTCAATCTCCATGCCTTTGTATTTGTTTATCAATGATTTTCCGGCTTTTACAACTTCATCCCACCAAGAATCAGTGCTGTCCGGAGAATAGTATTTCTGAATGAATTGCCAATAATCCATAAATACTTGCCATTCTTCCGAACCCTTTTCAATCTTTGCACTTGCCATAGCCACTACCCCTAAAACGGACAATCGCCATTGTATGGCTTAAATCCGTCCCCACGTTCTTTCTTTTTTATTTCCGCAACAACATCATCAAACGGTTTTTCGATTTCAACAAACTTCATGTGATCTCCATCAAACTCCATTGCTTCACGCATTGTCATTCCCTGCCTGTTCTTCTCGATTTTTACACCCTTGGCTCCCTTGTCATTGTCTGACAGATTCCACAGCATAATTATGTTTGACGCATCCTGTTCGATTGCCCCGGATTCCCTCAACTCTGCCATGGTAGGTTCTTTTGTGTCTCTGCTTTCGGAAGCTCTTGTTATCTGTGAAAGTGCTATTACATGTGTATTTAAGTCTCTTGCAACCGATTTTAAACCTCTTGAAATTGATGCTACTTCTTCATTTCTTCCAGAATATCTGTTATCCGGCATAAGCAATTGTAGATAGTCAACAACGATAACGTCAAAGTTTTGGTGTCTGCATTCTGACTTTATCTCTCTCGGGGATACAGTCCCGGATGCAATCCATAATTGATAATCGCTCATCTCTTCATTTGCTTGGTTAAATTTTTCCTGTTCATCACCGAGAAACGCTTTTGCCCTTCTGATTCTCGTTAAGCCGATTTCCGCAAGTCTTGAAATAAATCGTTCATATACCTGTTTATCGCTCATCTCCAAATTGAAATATGCGACCTTAAGTCCCCTTTTTGCCATATTTCCAATAATCTGCGTTGTGAGTGCGGATTTTCCGACTGCCGGTCTTGCAGCAATTACTGTTACATCACCTCGTTCAAGATCGCCAAGTGCATCATCAAGTTGCGATAACCCGATTTTTATACCGCCCTCTCCAACACTTTCGTTGAAATATTTGTCTTTATTCTCAACTGAAATCTGCTTAATTGGTTTTAGCTTTACTTCCTTTCCCTCTTGCAAATGTTCAAGCCTTGTAAGAAGATCACAAATCGTATCATCAATATCACATGGTTTTAAGCTGGCTCTCTGGAACATGTCTTTAACTGTTCGCGCTTTGTATTCTTTCACAACCGCATCTGTATAGCTTTTAATCACTGCAGAAGTGATTGTGCCGGTAATACAAGTTTTCATCAATTCGCTAATCTGCTCTTGTGTGTATTTGTGGTTCTCAAGTGCCATTGATAAAGACATGGGGTCAATGCTTTCATTCCGGTCATACATGGCAAGCATTTCCTTGTATGTGTCCTGTGCGAAATCCGAACTAAACATTTCCGGTTTCAGTGTTCGCCAGATGCTATTTAGCACATCATTGTCAATCAGTACGCACCCGATCACTCCGAACTCCGCTTCTGTCAACTGTCATCACCTCGTTTCTCTGCAATCTGCAACCAATAGTCGCAATCATTTTTCAGCCAATCAACATATTTTGGAATGTACCGAAAATCCGTATCGTCCGGATTCTTTTCTTGATAGTCACTCAAATATGCTTCTGTTGCTTTGTATAACAGCCGTGCAATGTCCGGTTGGTTCTCTTCGATAACTTCTAGCACTTTATCCATCCAAGCTGTTTTAGAGGCAGTGTACGCTGTTTTCTTGGGGTATATGCTAAAAGTCTTTTTCCATGCATCGTCAAAATCAAACAAATCTCCGGAATCGGGCGACAGCGAATTTTCTTTTATATTTTCTTTCTCTTTATCTTCTTCTTTTTCTTCTTCTTTATCTGAAACAGCGACGTCAGACGATTTATCGGGCGATTTTTGCTCAATTAGGTTCTTCTGCTTCTTTCTACGATTCTGCTGATATAGCTTGTCACGTTCCTTTTTCTTCTCATAAGTGTCAAGCGTTTGATGCTTATTCCAATTCGGAATCGTTATCACGTTGTCAACAACTTCAATCATTCCAAACTCTTCAAATGTCTTAAGCGCAAGCCTTACCGTGTTCAAATCTCTGCGAAAAATGGTGGCAAGCATTTCATCCGTGAACGGCAGCCTGTTGCTCATCATAAACACGCCGTTGTTATTCTGTTTTCCGGCAAGAATAAGAAGTTTGAACCAAATCGTAATGATGCTATCCGCACTCGGCATACTCTCAATCAGCAGAATCTTTTCATCATCAAAAACATCTGTTGTGATCTTAATCCACTTGACTTCTGCCATTTAATCACTCTCCTCATATGTATTTTCAGAAATCAAAGTCATAAACTTCTCATACTGTTTTTCAGAAACTTTGTTACCCTGTTTCTCCGGCTTTAAACGGATTTCAAGGTGCTTTTCAGCGATATGCGATAATTCCTTGGCAAGAGTCTTTTTGCCTTGCTTAATGCCGTCATAATAGCCTTTTGCCGGACGGTAATCATCAATCTTAGCTTTGCCCTCGCCCTGTGATCCACTCGTCTTATTCCGAAGCTGATAGCCATTATTTGCACAAAATTTGACATAATACTGCTCACGCTCATCAAGTTTATCTATCGGGCAGTGTACTGATGCTACATTCCATCCATATGGATTATCCTCTGAATAAAGTCCATGAGACTTTAAGCTAAGGTCTATGTGCTGATACCCAGAAAGGTGTTGTGACAATCTGGTTAAAATGTGCTTTGCCTGCCCCACGTAGGCATATCTAAACCCATTTTCGTCCTGCCTTGTCAAAATATAGATTCCGCTTGATTCATCAAGCCTTGGATTCAATGCAAGCCATTTCTGCTTGTTTTTAGCTTCGATGGCTTTCGCCTGTCTAAATTTCTTATAATCCAACTCAATCACTTCCTCTCCAATGGCTTCATGCTCATTTGAGCCACAAAATTTCCGTAACTCATTCCGGAAGCGCGTGCCATATGATTCACAGCCTTGATTGCATCATCCTTTTTCTTTGGCTTTCTCAAGCGTTCTTTAACGTCAATTCTAATGCAGTCTTGGCAATCAAACTTATTTTCATCTACCGTCATAAACAGCCTTCCGCATTTCGGGCATATTCTTTTATACACAATTCTTCCAGCCTTTTTAAAATTTCTAAACTGCGCAGATCTTCTTGCACAGTCGGGTCTACAGTATTTCTGATCTGGTCGCTTCGGCTCAAATTCAACCATACAGTATTCACATAATTTCAATTTTTACCTCCAATCTTTTGTAAGGGCGGTGCGGTAAACGCACCGCCAAAACATGGCTTTCAATAAGCTTGTGATAACTATTATTCGCCAAACAAGATAGTTTCTTTTAGGCTTTCGCCAAGGTGTTTCAACCTAATTATTCTTTTTCAAGTTCCGCTTTGATGGTCTCAAGTTTTTTCTCTTCATATTCAAGACGTGCTCGGCAACTCTCAACAATAGTGCCCTGCCTGCTAATAAGCATTTCAACAGCTTTTTTCTTGTTTTTCTCCGTCAGAATGACCCTATCCCGGCTGTAACCGCTTAACACACCAATTTCGTCCTTGCGGATTCTCTGTCCTTTATATCCAAATTCGGATTTTTCAGTAATGATATACGTTTTTGGCTTTTCTTCTACGTCTGCTTCTCTACAAGAAAATTTATTGCCCCAAAAACTGTAAATGTATAATTTCGTCTTTTCTCCTTTCAGAACGGACAAAGGTTCATATCAACCTCTAGTCCTTTTTCTGCAACATAAACATTTGATCCATATTCAATTATTTCTTTCGTTCGTTGTAGGAATAACGCGGGATCTCCGCTTGTGTCCGATAAGTGTATTAAAACGACATTTCGTAAAGCTGGGTTGTCGTTTGTCTGAATAAATTTAAGTGTTGTATCAAGGCTCATATGACCTCGTAGGCGGTGTTCATAATTTGGCGTATTCCGGTCTACCAAGTCCATGCTGTAATTGGCTTCAACCATGATATGCTCAATATTCAGCTTTGAAAAATTGTACTTGCAGTATTCTAAGTCCGTTAAGAACAACAACTGCCCCATTTCCTCATGCTCGATTAAATAGCCGTAGCACTCAATTTCTGTATCATGCGGTACATTGAATGGGGTAACCGTAAAACTGCCGATTTGCCGTGGTCTGCGCGGTGGAATAGGTGCTGTACGTTCTCCGGTTATGGTTTCAAGTGCGGTCTGCGTTTCAAAAGCCGTGTAAACCGGAATGCCGGATTTCATGAAATCTTTTATGTATCGCGCATGGTCTCCATGTTCGTGGCTCACAATGCATCCGGAAACATTTGCTATTTTCCAATCAATCATTTTCTTAAAATCAAGAAATTTGCATCCGGCTTCAATGGCAAGGATTTCGCCACTGTCTGAAATCAAGGCGTATGAGTTTCCGGAACTGCTTGAACCCAAAACTCTAAGTTTCAATCTTTTGTCACCTCGCTTTCTCCATATCTCAAATAGCCGCTCCAGCCATTTGCTCCGCCGCAATTTTGCATACACCATTCATTAGAATCATTGATGTGTTCACATCGTCCACAATTCGGTACTTCATCGTCTGCGGTGTATCTTGTTAAATTATCCATACCCTACTCCAATTCTTCCTCTGCCGGAAATTGAAATACTCCGCTCAAACCCATAGTGAGTTTTTCGTCAATATTTTCGTCAATTCCATCTGGCGGTGTCTGCCCCATCTTTACAAGGCTGTGACACATATAGGTATATCTCAATTCTTCCATGGCTTTCTTTGCTTTTTCTTCGGTGGAGTATTTAGCAATAACAATGTCACTGACAAGATCATCTATCCCTGTAAGGTTCTTGTTCAAAAAATAGATTTCTCCATTAAACCTCTGAATAACTACTTGCTCATACGGAATATCAAGTGCTCCGTCCTGTGATATAACTCTCATGGCAACCTCCTAATCTTTCATAAAGTCCGGCAAATTCTCGTCATTCTCTGCCGATTCAATAACTTCCGCTTCGACTGCTGCGCTTTCAACTTCTTTTGCTTCCGCATCTACAACAAAATCCTCTGAATTGGCGTTCTCGGCAATTTCTTCCTGCGTCTGCTGATAAGTTTCATCCATCTGCATAAGTGACTGTGTAGCCATAGCGTTAAGGTCTTTCGGATGCTTCTTGATTGCATTATTGCGCATCTTGCGAATAATCATAGCTTCGGAAGTTTCTCTCCACGCCGCGCTCATATAAGGTCTTGCCACTTCACAAGCAAGCATTTCTTCCAATGTCTTGCATCCGAGAAGTGCACTGATAATCTCGTCCTTTTTAGCCTTAATTTCAGCCTTTTGCTTGTCGGTTGCCTTGCGCTTATTCTCGCAAATTCCAAACGTTTCATTCAAAAGATTGTTGCGCACATGAGCCAAAAGGTTTCCTTTCACGCCTTCACGTTCCGCAATCATGTATTCAATCTTTCCACCGTCCATCTCGACTGGATAAACTACACGGATTACTTTCTGCGACAATCCTTTTTCTTCCCACTCCGGCGGCGTAACTTCAACACCTCTGTGCTTCGGATATGTAAATTCATCCCCTTCTTTCACAAGCCATACCGGATAGACCTTTTTAACACCAACACCGAAATTACGGAGAAGTGCATCGTTTCCGTCTCCCTCAATACCCATTTCAACCTCTTTATACCAATTTCCATTGGCATCCTGCTTATTTCTCAACTGGAAATAACACTCTCTTGGCACGGCATTTGCATTAAGTTTAAGGCTGGAAACCTGCCCGATAACCTGTCTCAAATTAGAACCATTCAGATTTTCCATAGCCGCCCTATTCGATGTAACAAGGTTGTAAATGGCACCCATAGATGCCATAACGCACTGTTTGGAATAATCATCAAAGGCAAGACCATGTTCTGCGAAATCACGCTCCATAAGTCCGGTATACTGATTTGCATAAAATGAAAGTCTTGTATTCATTTCCTGCTTAACTGCAACTTCCTGTTTCTTTGTTTCTGCCATAATTATTTATTCCTCGCTTTCTCCGGCAGCTACCGGTTCCTCATACTTCTTCACAACTGCCACCTTATCAGCACCGTAGGTATCCACCCACTTCATATCCACGGTTTCATCTGTAACCGTCAGCTTTGCACCTTTGGCATTTACAACCATATCGCCGGCTTTTACGGAATCCTCGGTGCGGTATGTATAACTTCTGGTGCTGTTTGGAAATTTTGCTTTGATATACTGCATCATTAGCCCTCCTTTTTCACATATCCATTTGACAAATTTTCAAGAACACGCAAAAGTCTTTCGTTGGTTTCTGTGACTTTTCTAAGTTCTCCTTCAAGGTAATATTTATTACTCATAAGTTCATCTACCTTTGTTCGCAAATCCGAGTTTTCAGCCTTCAATTTTTCAATATCATCCATGTACACGACCTCTCTTTCCTTTATTTCTCATATCTTTCTCGCAATACGGAAGAGAACAATGTCCGGCTCTTCCCCAGAACCCTTTACTTGCACTCTTCCAACGCTTGCACGACATACACCGTGCATCCGGCTGTATGATGTTGTTGCTTATTCCAACTCTTGACATTCGGCACCCTCGCTTTCTTTCAGTTCATCAAATAGCCAAAAGTGTTCTTTGTCTTGAATGCAGTTATAGTCAAACCACTGCTCGCAACTTATACTGTTCTGATGGAATCCAACCGCAATACAATTCGGTTCTTCATACAAACTTTCAAGCACATCTGCCTGCTCATTAAGATTTGTATTTCCCTCAAACTTGCGGAAAGCATCAATAACTTTGGGAATATCTTCTTTCTTAACAAGGTATTTATCGAATGTGGTAAACAGGACGATTTTTTCATCATACGTGACAGATTTATCATCCACAAGATTCCAAATTGCTTCCATCTGCCCCATGTCAAATAATGATGCCCCATGACCACAATACTTTTCCCCTAAAATGTTCCACACTCGCATTGAACCAAGCCATGCGTTACTTACCTCTCCATAACTTTCAGAATCTCCATTTTCATCAAACTTAAAAATTTCGATGTGACTCATCCTACACACCCTCCACTTTCAACTGCTTATCCTCGGAAACCGTCAGAAGAATTAGCTGGGTATCAACGACCGGCACATATTCGTCATTGATGCTCTCAGCACCATCAAGGAAGATAGGAACATACATATTAAAGAACTTCTGAAAACTGTTGCAAATATCAATCTTCGCTTCAATTTCTCTGCCAGTGTTAGTCGTGTCACCGAACACCTTGTAAATGCCGGTTTCTTCATCAAGTACTGTAGGAATACAAACTTCCTTATATTCTCCGTTTTTCTGGAAATCGAACAACTTCCAACGTACAATACCGAAATGCTGATTGATTTCTTCAACAAGTAACTTATTCTTTCGTTTTGAAACTTCTTTGAGCTGATAAAGAATCCTCTCGGCATCTGCCTTTGCTTGTCCATACTCGTTCTGTTTATGTTGCATATCTGCAATCTTGTCATCAATTTGAACATTGTTTTCAGCCTGTGCAATAATCTTATTTACTTCATCAAGCTGGCTCTGCAGATCCGCTTTCTCGACTTTCAAATCAGTAACAATCTTGTCCGCACCATCAGATTCCAGCTTTTCAATATCGGCGAGAACCTTGTCACGCTCTGCTTTCAGTTTCACATAATCTTCATTCTGCGTGTAATCAGCTTCGCTCGGGATCTCGGATAACTGATTCGAAAGTTCTTCTTTCTTTGCAATGGCATCCTGTTCCTGTTTCTTTAAAGCGTCAATTTCTGTATTCAGATCAGCATTTTTCTTTGTAAGTTCGGTAATAAGTTCTTTCTTCTCGGTGCCAATAGTATTCAACCGATTCAGTTCAACCTTTTTGTCAGTGTCAAACTTAAATCTTTTTGCTTTCAGTTTTTCTTCTGCATCCGCCTTGGCTTTTTCTTTCTGGCTTTCAAAATCAGCCTTTAACTGCTCGATTTTATCTTCTGGCAACTTCTGACCGCACAGTGAACAAACAGTGCTATTTTCATCAAATACCCACTTGGATTCGTCAAACAGGTAAGGCGCTTCATCAAATGCCTTGGCATATTCTGCATTGTACTTTTCTCCAATTTTCTTCCGTTCTGCATCCGCATCTGTGATAGCCTTTTCATTACCGACAATCTGATTTTCTTTCAAAGAAATCGTCTGCTCCAGATGTTTTAATTCATCTTCGCAACCGCACAGATCAGCATCAATTTCGTATCTACGATTGGATAATTCGCGGTTCATCGTCTGTGTAATTCCGGATATATCAAGTTGTAACCGCATTTCCTTATCGCGCAATTCGTCAAGCGAATGATCGGCACCGGCAATCTTCTTATCGCATTCAGCGATTCTTCTTGTCAGATCAGCCTTGGCAAGTTCCTGCTCTGCCACATCTACATCAACTTTTGCTTTCTCCAGACCGATAATCTGATTAGGAATCGCATCTAACTGTTCAACTGCTTTCTTCTTGGAAGCGTTATTCATGGCTTCAATTTCCTCGAATTTATAAGATTCAAGTAGTTTTGCAACATCGGCAGTTTCTTTATCCATTTGTGCAATCTCTAAATCTGTTTTTTCGCTTGCCATAGTGAATAAATATTTGCGCATTTCATCCTGTTTTTTCTTCAATGACAAATCCTTGGTAAACACATTCGGGTGCGAACAAATGAGGAATTTATCAAACTCAAACCCTAATTCTTCCAGATATGCCTTAAAATCACGTTCTGTCTTAGGCACAGAATTGATCTCATATGTATTTGTGATAGTAACTTTCGAAACTCCATTTTTATCCGGTTTTCCAACTTTTCGCTTCTGCATCTTTGAAAGAGTAATCTCTTTTCCGTCCACATCAACATCTGCAGTAACGGTTGGAATGCAATCTTCTACATTGTCCGGTTTGATGTTCGGGTTGCTTGTAAGTTCATAGTTCTTATCAGAAATCAGCCAGTACCATGCTGAACCGATTGTGGTCTTTCCTCTCCGGTTCATGCCGGAAACCCTTGTTATCTTGCCAAATTCGTATGTCTTATCCTTTACACCTTTGAAATTTTCAATATGTAACGATTTTAAAATCATTCGCATTTTTGTCTCACCCTTTCTTTAAATTCTCTTTTCAGTCTATCGAAATTCTTTTCGTTCTCCATGTATCCACTCAAAGTTTCGATTGTCAGCATATCTGTTGTGCCCTGTTTGCATCCTCGCAATCTGATATTATCTTCATGTTCTTTTGTAATGTATCCGTGTAACATGTTGATATGTAACTTGCACTCAATCAGTTCTTCATACTCTTCTTTTGGAACATAAACATAATTTTTCTTTCCCATGTTACACCCCCACGATTCCTTTTATTGATAACTCATATGTAACTTTTTTCACAACGCGACCATTTTTACACGTTTTCTTGTATCTACGGCTCTGTAATCTTCCGTATAGGCTTACCCTATCGCCTAAAGCAAGCGAGTCCGTATATTCTGCACACTTTCCCCATGCAATACAAGTAATCAAATCCTCTTTCCCATTCTCTCTTAAAGTTTTGAGTTTCACATCACAGATTTTACGACCAAGTGGTGTTTCTCTAAGTTGCTTTTCCTCGATAATTCCATCAAGGCTTACTTCATTCAAAGGGCTATCATCCTCTGGCTTCGTGATTGTATCAGCCATAACATACATAAGAATGGCTTCTCCTGCGCCTGTTCTCACGCGTCTAGTAATTATCTTTCCCTTGACACATACCGTTCCGCTAATTCCTGTATCGCTGATTTCTTTGTCGAAAAGTACCGGAAGAATATCTGCAACACCGCTTCTTCTTTCAACTCCGATGAAAAATTTATAAAAAATCTTACCGTTTGATTTATGGCTTTCCCTTGGTGCTGATACAACATCACCGATCAGTGTTATTTTGTTCTCCATTGCTTCTCCTTCCCATTTCTCTGTCAAGAACCTTTTCAAAGTCCTCTTTATCATTCTGTTTCTTTCGTTTCCCTGCCAAAAGTTCAGCAAGCATACGCTTTTCTTTCGTGGAACATCTCGTACCACTTATATACACAACGTCTACCATGCACCCTCTCTCATTCTGCGTTTTCTCTTAATTCGCTTGTCAAGTTCGGCTCTCTTTCGGTCTACTTCTGACCAGTAATACATGATTGCCGCAATTACTGCCCCTGCTACAAATTTAATAGCCGACATATTCCCGGACGCGCCCTCACTATCCATATAGCACGCGGCAACTAAGGAATACTCCATTGCAACCGCACCTATGATGAATTGGATTACTTTTTTCATTCATGCTCCTTTCAGAAATTTGTTTACAAAGTAAACTTGTCCTTTTCCGGTAACTTTCGTTGTCTTGGTGATTCTTACGGAACCGTCCGGGTTCTGAATGTTACTTTCCTTAACCTCGAACAATCCCTGTTCGACATATCTCTGTTTTGGCATATTCCTAGAAGTACCGCTTTCAATAAGGAAGTTATTCTCTCGTAACCACTCAAACAACCGCTTCTGTCCTATCTGCACACCGTTCTGGCAAATCAGCTTTGCTAAATCTCCAATGAGGATTGATGTGTGACTTGCCGATACCGCATCTGCGAAAATCTCTTTAGGTATCATTCCTTGTATGCGCGAGTCCTGCATGGCAATGATGTTGTTCTTTTCGTCAATCTTTCGTTGTGCCACCATAAGTGCCTTGGAAAGCAACTCTTCATCAGACAAGGTTTCCTGTCCTGCTATGTAACCGCCATTCTTACGGATTGACGGAAGGACTTCTTCCATTACCCATTTTTCAAACTTCTCTGCGCTAGGTAATTTTGATTTCATAATGAGTCGGTAAATATCACCCTCTGTTATGAATAAAACATCTTGGTTTCCGCTACTAGTAGGGATGTTCCATTTTAGAACCCCCTTGCAATGAGTTTGCACTGCCTTGTGAGGTATTGCATATCCTAATGCTTTCGCAACATCACTTCCAGCAAAATATGTCTTTCCGTCCTTTGTAATTGTACGAATCTCTCCGAACTCTTCATTATTAAAAATCTGTAATTCGTTCATAACTCTCCTTTCTGTGATATAATTCCCTTATCATCAAATAAGGGAGGTGATACAATTTGAAATACTTTTTAATTTGCGATTTTTCTACAATATCCTGCGACCGCGAAAAGATGGCAAAGATATTAGCCGAAAATGATATAACATTCGCAAATATAAATAATTTCTGTTGGGAACTAAATGTTCCTGAAACGTTTGGAAATCCGCTATGCGACACAACAGCAGAATCTATTCACTGCCTGTTTTATCAGTACGCTCACAAGAACTCTCTTCTTCTTGTGGTAAAAGCAAATGAATATTTTCCAAACGGAGATTAGGATATAATCTCTTTGTTTCTTCATATACGGTTTTGGTTTTCAGCCACTTCCGCATATGAAGAACCTGTTCCATGACGTCCATATCGTGAATATCCACTTTGTTCAGAATCTTCTGCAATTCCTTTTCCATTCCATTAAAATAAGAAACCGGAACAACAACCAAATCATTCACGGATTTAATTTCTTTCATGTCCTCACTCGCTTCCTTTCTTTTATAATCCAATTTAATCGGATGCATCTGACACAAAAATAAAATCCATTGGAATACCAGATAATTTGCTCATGGTTTTCAACTGTGATAAGCTAGGCTCTGTTTTGCCCTTTTCCCAATTGACAACGGTTGCATTAGATACACCAAGCATTTCAGCCCATTCCTTTTGTGTCATTTTCGCATTTACGCGAACTGCTTCTAATGAAATTCTAGGCATCTTTTTCTCTCCTTTCATATTTGATGGTTTAATCATAATCCAATTATTTTGGATTGTCAACACTAAAATTCAAATTTATTGGATTTAATATTGAATTTTTTATTTTATTGGTTTATAATACAATTAGAAAGGAGGGCAGAAGAAATGGATAATGAAAATCAATTTAGCGAAATGGATATAGACGATATCCAAAAAGAAGTGTTTGCTGAAAATTTAAGATACTATATTGAATTAAATCAAAAACAGCAAATAGATGTTGCAAAAGACTTAGGTATTAACCCAACAACTTTAAGTATGTGGTGTACCGGTAAATCATTTCCAAGGTCAGGAAAGCTTCAGGCATTGGCTGATTATTTCAAAATCGGAAAAACAGATTTAATAGACCCACGCATTAATAAATCTGTTGACGAAGAATTTTCAAGTGTTGTATTAAATATTGGAATGAATGATGAACGTTTTAAAAAAATTATTATTGAATATAGCAGATTGCCAGCAAGCAAAAAAGAATTGTTATGTGAATTTTTCGAAAAATTTATATTCTAAAAGAAAAGCAGGGTTCAACGCCCTGCTTTTTCTTCTTTTAAACCAGCTTTTACAAATTCATGCAAAATTCGTAAAATCTTATAATCTTCAATTTCTTTTATCATAGTTATAATTTCTTCTTTGTAAGTCTTTTTTGTTTTTACTTCTCCTACCATAAAACCTCCAATCACAAACTATTATGTACCAACAAAGCAATTACAGAACGTATGTTCGGCATAGTCAATCCCCAATTATGGGCGGAGCCATGCCAAGCCCCACCCATGCCAGAACTTGAAGTGTCCTTTCGGACAAGTCCATAGTATCACTGCAATATGCATGATTTCAACATTTTTCGGTCGCAAGTTTCGACAGGAAATGTCATTGCAGAGAAGCGGAAAGCTGTTTCTCAATCTCTTCTTGCACTTTTGCGCGCCAACGCATCGGCACTTCATCAATCGTCATTTTCTTTTCTACAAGAATACGTCTCACGTAGAATTTAACCATTATGCTTCACCTCCTGCTACCATATCTGCAAGATCCTGAATTGCTCCGGCATTGGACTCATGCCCGGCTTTCAACTCATCGATTGCTTTCTCCATCTCGGTCTTAGTCCTCAAGCTGACCGTTACGGTGTATGTACCATCTTCTGTGCCATCTTCGCCCATGTTAGGCACATATGAGAATCCCTCGCACTTAAGATCATCATACTCGCCGGAGATCTGATCGCTGTGTGTAAATGTGACCTTTGAGATATTCTCCGCTGAAAAGGCATCTGTGATTGTCTTGATTCCGTCAAAATCTTTCGACTGAATCTGAATATTGCCGAGACTCGCTCCTTCGGCGATCTCGAACTCTGTTTTGTTTTTAAGAATAATTTTATCCATGATTTTTAATTCCTTTCTGTGATAAAAATAGTTTATGAGTTACGTGAACATTCGTTCTGTATTTTTGTTTAAACGGCAGTTTAAAAATTAAAAATGTTCAATGGACGCCATATTGCCCTCGAACAAATTTTGCAGATAAAGTATCATTTAAAGAAGCAAATGCGATGCAATATGGATCTTTAGTAATTTGCTCTATACGCATTGAGTTATTAGAAAATACTCCGGGTGAATATGTGTATATTGTGAATTTACCAAAAAAAATGTTTCGTGGCATTAACCAAACAAACATGAATGGGAAAACAGGTCTATGGTATTTAGATGCTGTTAACGAATGCGTGGTTTTACGAAGTGTATTTGGAGCCGGTATTTATTATTTTAGTTTCACGTATCTAGCAGCAGAATAAAAATTAAATATCGTATAAAATAAAAACCCCTTCCCAAACCTGCACCAAAGAAATAGTTGTACTTCGAGGGCTCGTAAGCAACCCAGCGCCAAACCTTAAAGTTTCTAAACCATTCCATGAAAATATAATAAGCGAGTAATCACCAACATTTTGGAAAATTTTTATATTTTTAGCTATTGAACTATAGAAATTATCTTCTATTGTGCCTATTCTGTATATTCCGCATCCGTCAGATACTTGTGACGCTGAAGACCAATTATCGATTATTTTTCTGAATTTAAAATTATTTAAGTCATTTAAACTGCCGTTTAAATCAGCTACCTGCTTGGCCAACGTGCCATCCAGATTTGGATTTGCCTGCCGCGCGTCCAACGCAAACCCTTCCACTGTGGTGATCTGGTTGTTTACGATACTTTCCGGTTGCAGTGCACTTCCGATTCTATCCTTTAAGGTATCTGCCAACTTTATGACGTTTTTTGCTTCATCTAATGTAATTGTGGTTCCATCCAAGTTAATACTAAGCGTTCCACTCTCATCTACGCTCATGCTTTTTCCGTCCGGCTTTACAACTCCGGCATCCTCTGTTGTTGCAATCGCACTAGCACTGCCCACGATAGACTTAGACCAGTATTCCGTATTGCTCGTTGCCGTTCCTGCCGGAACTTCCTTTTTTGCAAAATAAAGCGTATTGTTATAAGTTACTGCATCCAATCTCTTATATGTAGCATCTGCGCTCCAATCACCTTTTGGCACAATTGCTACTCTTCCTGCTATAGCCATTCTAAGCCACCTCCCAATTTAAATTTCCGTCATTGTCAACGACAAAGTTATAAGCAGAATTGTCCGTGTAAATCAACTCTCCATCCTCATTCACATCAAATTCTGTCATTGTGAGTTTCTTGTTAATCTCGTCTTCGATTCCCTGCGCTCGGTCTGCGCTGTCCTTTGCGTCTGTGGCAGATTTTGCCGCGTTGGTTTCGGACACCCCTGCGCTTTTGGCAGATGCTACCGCCTTGGCAGATTCCACTTTAATATCTGCAAGATAATCTGGGCGCAGATGCTTTTCTTGGATACTTCCCTCTTTCACGATTGCGGACACCTTACCGTCACTGCTAATTTCAAATGCAATGGTATTGCTATCTATAAATTCATACTGCGTGATCAGAGCGGACAAATCAACATTCTGCGTTGTGCCATCGTCCAGCGTGATAATCAACTGCTGCGACTGCGGATCATATGTAAAGTTTACGGCCAGCTTTTCCAACTTAGTATCAATGACTGCTTTGGAACCGTTCATTTTCACAACAGTGATCGTTCCCTTTGATTCATCCCACAGAATTTCTTTCACAAGCTCATTTGCCTTTGCCAAATCAACCTTAGACGCATCCATAGCAACCACACGATCATCCAGATTGTCAATGCCGGCTTCCGCATTATTTAACCGCATGGCATCAATTGCTGTTTTCTCGCTTGGAAAATTCTCCCAGTATGTCCGGCTATAAATTTTCTGCATGGTTCACACTCCTTTCTAACGCTGATAATCTGCGTTCCAGATCTTCGTTTTTCTGCTGCAAAAGTTCGATTTCTTTCTGCTGCATCTGGATCATCTGTATGTGCATTGCATGGAGATTTTCCTTGTCAATTTTCCATGTCTTTGAATCTCCGTGAATTGCTTTTTCATCCTCTTCGGCATTTTCTTTTAGTACAAGTCCGCTATCGGACAATCCGGCATCCTGCAAAATCTTCTCTAAATCCTGCGCAATTAAACCAAACTGTAAGCCTGTGTGTTGCGTGATGTATCCGGGTTTCCATGTATATTCAACCGGGCACATTGCCATATAAACGCTTTTAATATCCCTTAATGATTGTATATTATTTTTCAGTCTTTTATCGGAACTCGGAATAGAAATCAAAAGACCCTCGATATCCAAGGTACTTTTCCTTGAACCAGAACCAGACATTTTATTAAAGTGTCTAGGCGAATACTTGGTTGTAGAGCCATCATTAAGTGTATAGTCTACATCTGTAAAATACCCACTTGGCAGTTCGTTTTTGGTCGCGTAGCCACTCAGCAAATTGTCAACATAACTTTCAGTTGCCAAGTTTTCCTCGTTTGAATCTGTTACAGTGCTTAGGTCAATGAGTATGTTTTGCAGTATGGGTCTGCCTCTTCCGTCAAGCCCAATAATTGTAAGGTCATCACCGAGCACTGTCGAATTAAAGTTTAGCGAATTGATTATTGTTACTCGTCCAGTTCCATCAAGCCTGAAGTTGTTGCTTTCGACTATGAGCCTGTTCCCACGAAGCATAATCTGGTCTGCGCTGGCATTGATCATAGAAATAACTTGGTCGTTCTCATCTCTTCCAAGTTTCAATTCCAATGATGCGTCTAATTGCCCTTCCGCTTTTTGTGCACGATCGACTTCTGCGGAAATGCTTTTTGCGGTCTGCTCAAATTTAGAGCTTGTCTGTTGCTCCAAATCCTCGTATGTCGATAACAGATGGTCTGCGTTCCTCTCTAGCTTTCCGGTACGTCTTTCAACGCTTTCAATCGTGTCTCTGATAGAATTAACCTTTGCAGAGTGTGTCTGCGTGCCCTGTGCCGAGATTGAATCTCTCTTGCTTTGCACTCCGGTTAGGGTGCGTTGCAATAGATACGTTTCGACAATTTCTCTTGTGGTATTGAACCGGATTGGTTCGCCAAGCGTCAGACATGGGTTTCCGACACAAGTGCAACTTTTAATCGGTGTATATACCGCCTGTTTCATAATCGGCAATAGGTTATTTGCAATCTGTGCAAGTTCCGCTCCGGTCTTGTCCGATACAAGAAAGTTTCCTGTAATCGAATAGTTGTTTCCGGCAGTTCCAACAATAGCACCGGCATTATCTTCACTTGTCTTGATTTCAAGCTGTGTGATTGCCTTGCTTTGGAAGTCCTCATAATCAAACGTGATATAGTGTCCGGTCATGGACTCTGTATTTGCGTCAGACGGAAATAAATTGTCAGATGGAAATAAATCTTCTGCCGGATAAAGTGCGCTTATGATTGCTTTCAGAAAGACATACTCAAACTTGCCCTCTCGGTTGATATTACCAAAGCATCCGTTAATCTCACAGATTGCCGTTACAACGGTTTTTCCACTGATAGCAGACTCTTCTGTGACTACGCTTGAATCGTCCGTCTGTGTGGCTACAATCGTCTTATTGACAGTCATGGAATCATTGGCAAGGCTTGTTTCAACTTGCGCGATTCCAAGATTTGCAAAAAAGCTATCGCGGAACTGTTTAAGTGTCATTGGAAAGCTAAGTCCTGCATACCAAGACTTTACATCTGTATTGATAATGTCGTACATAGCGTCATATGCCGTAATCTGCCGTTTTGTACGGTCAGCCGTAGGTACATCGGATGCAACCTTAAAAACTCCGTATGGCATCGGATTTTCGCTATCTCCGTCAATTGTTTCTTCGATAGAGATTGTCCTTCCAATAATGTTTCCTGCGGTGTTTCGCGCTGTGAATTTTACGCAATTCGCTTCGCACGCTCCAAACTTTAATTCAGACTCCGAACAAAGGCTTTCTTCGAGAGCGAACGTACCGATTTCAAGCATCGAATTGTCTATCTTCTGGTTCGTTCCAACAACAGATATAACCATCTGTTTATCTGTCGAGGAATCCCAATACTTTTCTTTCAAACTACTATTTATCATACACACCGCCTATAAATGAAAACTTGATTGCGTCATACTTAATCTTCCCATTTGCCACAGAATAGAACGTAGGCTGAATATCAGCGATATATCCGTACTGTGTCACATATCCGCGTTTTTCCGGCACGTATGCCGTGATATAGCCACCGCGCTCCTTTGCCTTGGTATAGTTCTTTTCAATATTTTTCCAAAAATCATCAAACTGCTTTTCGGTCAGCATGGCTTTGGTTTCAAACTCAACCTTTAGGGCTTTCAGTTCCACGGCATCACGATGCTCATATCCGTTTTCATCCGTCCAAGGGTCTTTGTCCTGCATATTTACATAGGAACTAAACGTGTCCTGCTTTATTAAATTGTTCGGTATGGTATAATTCCCAAACTTTACTAAATATCCGCCATATCCCATCGTTTACCTCCTAAAAATGGGTATAAAAATAGCACCTACCGTTTTGGTAGATGCTATCCATTTGATTAAATTTTAAGCTACTACTGATTCCCATTCAGATTTCAGCTTTTCTACATCGTTTTCAAAAAGTTTGCAAGCGATTTCGTACAACTGCGGAATCATTCCCATTTCCCTGTCGATATAATCCATCTTGTTTCTTACTTTTGGCTTGAGCGCGCACCCTTCCATCCTTGATTTAAGGTTGCAGTGATATTTCCTTTCAAATTCTCCATAAAGCAACGAATAGCGTTCTTGATACTTTCCATCGGCACCAAAACGGACAATCTGTGTTATCCGCTGTCTCTTGGTTGCCAAGTCAATATCATCAACGAGTCCGATAATAACATCTTCCTTATGGATGATTTCTTTCTGCTGTCTTTTAATGGTTTCATTCTGCTCCCTAACAGTTTTTAATGTCTGGGAAAATATCAGCTTAGTGTTTTCATCTGCATATGGCAGGTAAGTGGAAATAAATAATTCATCATTATTGACATACCCACCTGTTTTACGGATTGCAGGTAGAACCTCGGATGTTACCCACTTGCGAAACTTCTTTGCGTTCGGTTTATCACTCCGAAGAATAACCGCATATAAGCCGCTCTCTGTAATGAAATTTGTTTCTCCTGCACGCCCTAAGTCTAACTTAGTGCGTTCATCTTCATCTAACCTCTGCGCGACCATTGTAGGGTTACTCATTTCCAATGCCCTGCAAACATCAACAAGGCAAAACATCGGTTCATCATCGACCATGACCATTCTGATCTGTCCGAATATTGGATTCTCAAATACCTCAATGCCGTTTTGAATCTTAAGCATAAGTTGTGATTTTTTCATTCGTGTCTACCTCCATACATTTTTATCTGAATAAAAAAGAGGAAACCGCTTGTGAAATCACATTGGTTTCCTCTTTCGTACAGTATGGCGTTCGAGTAAGTAATCCGCATCTTCACGGATAAGGTTGTTTCCTTAGTAATAAGGATAGACTATTTTTGATTTTGTGTCAATCCGATTTTAGAATTAAAATAAGCCGTGTTTCCACGGCTTAAGTATCATTTATCTTTCAATTTTTATTGTAACCAAGTATATGTATATGCTTCATCAACATATATCTTATAACTGCTCGGATAGATCGTATCGTAATTTGAATCGTACGGAAAACTAAACGAGAAATAATCGGTGTCTCCATTCTTTTCACATTCTGCATAATGATAATCATATTTGATCAAGTTGCCAGATGCATCATACATTAAGCAAGAAATTTTCACAAATGAAAAATCTTTTCCGGAATCGTTTGTAGCTTCAACCGTAACATTATCTGCCCCAATGTCCGATTGAACCATTATATTGCGAACATCACAAACAGCATTTGTTGCTTCATCAACACTCAACGACATTTTATAGTTATCATAAGAAACATCGTTATAATCAGAATCGCTCGGTGCGTCAAAATAAAGAACACATTCCTTACCGGATTCAAAAGCTCTGTTACAATCGCTTTTGCTATCCAGCATTTTACCGTTTTTGTAGTATACAAGTTTTGCGTCCAGATCAACATTTACCTTGTTGTTGTTTTTCAAGATAGCAACAACTCCATGACCACTATCTTGGTATTCAATTGAGATGTTTTTCTTTACCTTGTTCGCATTAAAGGAAGAAGTGACGGTAACTTTGCAAGAAAGCGTTTTCTTTGCAATTTTTGCTTTTACGTACGTTGTTCCTTCTCCAACCGCCAGAACTTTTCCAGACTTGTTTACAGAAGCAACATATTTATTGCCACTACTCCATTTAGCAGTTTTCCTCATTCCGCTTATCTTTAATGTTGCGGATTCTCCAATTTTTAAATTAAGAGTCTTTCTGCTTAATTTGATAGTTGCCGCCTGTGCAACAATCTGTTCCCCATCTGCATTTTGGATTGGCATAGCCGAAATCAAAACGGCAAATGCCAATCCCATCGCTACTAATAATTTTTTGTGTTTCTCATAATGACTCCTTTCTTGTGATATGATTTATTTAGAATTATATCGCGTTCTATTATAGAAGTCACTAAAAAACATATACATTGTCTCCGGTTCGATTGTAATGTTCTCTACCATAATCCCTTGCAGCTTTTCCTATGTCGTTTGTAGTAATTCCGAAATTTTTCTGTAAAATAGCTTGTAATAACTGATTTTGTTGTCGCAGTAAGGAAACCTCTTGCGCAGATGTTGAATTGATAGCATCTTTGATTCCGGTAATTTCTTGGCTTCCTGCGACCGCTGGCTTACCTCCGACTGTTCCCATAATTTCCGGAAGTCCATTTTCTCCAACTGTTGCTATGCTATATTTATCCATAAAACCGCCCGTTGCATAAGCCTTTACTTTAGGTAGGCTCACTTTCGGCACAAGATCGACTCCGCTCCACTTTACCTTTGCTACTTTAGCCGCCGCAGAAACAACACTGTTGAACCCTCTCAAAACGGTATTCACTCCACCGATCAATGAATTTATTGCTGTTTCAATTCTTGAAATTACGGTGTTCATTGCCCCGGCAACACCACTTTTCACGCTATTCCATAATTTTCTGAATATTTTAGCTACACTTTCTTTCATCTTCGAGAAAGCATCTTTTATCGGGGCGGTTACATGTTCTTTAAACCAACTAGAAACACCGTTCCACGCCCCGGTTACCGCTGTCTTTGCCGAGCTAAAAGCTTTCTGAATAGATTCTTTTGCTGAGCTAAAAGCATTCTTGATAGGTGTTGTAACATGCTCCTTAAACCAACCGGAAACCACCGCCCATACCGATTTCACAGTTGTCCATAGACCATTGAATGCGGTTGATACTGTCGATTTCAATAATTCAAAATTCTTCTTTATTGGCTCTATTACCTTTGATTTAAACCAATCAGAAACAACAATCCATACAGCCTTGACAATGATCCACAATCCTTCAAAGATTTGACCAACTCTTTTCGAAAATCCTTGGAAAAATGAAACAATAGGATTTATAACATTAGTATTGAACCATCCAGAAACTGTTTCCCATACACCGGATATATCTTTCCATAAAGAAGAGAAAAAACCGGAAACGGATTCCCATAATCCCTTAAAAAAACCGCTTATTGGCTTAATCACATTAGTATTAAACCAATCTCCTGCTTCTGAGAAAATTCCTTTTATTTCTTCCCAATGATCCTTGACTACTACAGCCGCCGTTGCAACACCGGCTACTATTCCTGCGGTAATCGCTGCAGGTGCTGCCGCTACCCCTAAAATAACCGCTCCGACTGCCGTAATCGTAACTCCGACAAGCATAAGTGCTTCATTAAGCCAACTGAATCCGTTCTTTAACATGGTCACAAAGTTTGATATTGCAGTAAATGCGCCAATCGCAACAGAGCCAATCCCGGTTATAGCTTTTGCTACCGGGCTGATAAAAGAAAGTGCGCTCTCTGCCGCACCGCTACCGAATAAAGCTTTGACACCAGCTGAAACAGTTGTTCCAAGTGTAGCAAACGCCCCACCTATTTTTTTTGACAAAGCGGTAGACAATACTGCCGAGATTCCCTCATTTGCCGCAATTTCAACGCCAAGCCTTGATGCAAGTGAACCAGCTATTGCTTTTGAAATGGAAGTTCCTATGATTCCAAGTGCGGTTTTTGCAAGATGCAATCCAAGAATTTTTTTGATTGTCAGCGCACCGATGATAATCGCAACCGTCTTTACGTCTAGGTTGCTTAAAAACTCCTTGACGCCTTTCCATACATCTTTCCAAGAAATTTTACTTAATGCTGTCGTAACTGCATCAAATGCCCCTTGCGCCCACGAATTAAGTGTTTGAGCCAATAATGCAAAGTCAAAGTTTTGGAAAAACTTGTTAATTCCGTCTGCGATTGAATTTCCAAATTGTTTCCAATTAAATGTCGTGCCAAACGAATCCAATCCATGAAGCACCGTGTTTAATGAATTTGCAATCAGCTTTCCGGTTTCTCCGAAAAGCGTTGTACCTTTCTGACCCTCAAATAGTCCATTAAGGAATTTTGCAAGTCCACTACCAAAGCCGGACGCTTTGGCGTATACTTCATCCCACTCGATACCTTTCATCGCATTGATAAGGGAACCGGATATTGCTTTTCCAAGTCCTTCAAGGTCTTTGATGTCGCTTTTGAATTTCTTAAAAATCGTGTCGGTCTGAACTAGTTTTCCGGTATCCCCACCACCAGAACCACCGGAACCAGAACCGCCACCACTTCCACCACTTCCAGAACCGGAAGTATTATCTTTACTCTGCTTTGAAATAACCTTTAATTCATCAAATGCACGAGTTGCCTGTTGGATTTCCTTTTTTGCTTTCTTGGCATTTTTTGCGATACCGCCTGTGTTTTTCCCTGCGCTTCCTGCGGCATCGCTTAAATCGTCCATGCCGTCAGATGCGCTTCCAATATCATCAGCAAGACCGCTGATTCCTGCCCCTTTGCTTGCTTCATATCTCCATCCAAAGATTGAACCTAAAGCATTTGTGACCATTTCCGCAAAAGAAATAACCTTCTGCAGAACTGCGTTAAGTACCTTGATAAATGGCTTAAATGCATTGATTAAGCCACCACCAACAACCGCTCCAAGTGCTTTGAAGTTCTCTTTAAGCATGGTTATCTGGTTATGCCACGTATCTGCTGTACGTGCGAAATCTCCGGTAATATTGGTTGTATGCGCAAGCACATACTGATAACGCAACATGGCTTTTTGAGCCTGCGTCATTGAGGAAATGTTTGCATCAAGCCCTTGCTTTAACGCCCATTCCTTTAATGTTGCCTGTGTCAAGTCGATACCATAACGCCGCATAGGTGCCGTAGTACCGGAAAATACAGATTGCAGACTCTTGGCAATATCTTCTTGGCTCACATCATAGAATGAAGCCATATCTCCGGCTAATTCTGTCAACCGGATAGACATTTTTGCCATTTGCCCTTGCGGAATATCAAGGGCTGTTCCCATGGCTTGGAAACGGCTTGCGAACTGTTTCGCAGACAATTCGGACATACCAAATTTTTCAATTGATGTTTTTGCGAAATTGTTAATTAGGCTTTCATACTGCCCGAATGTCTGCCTTACAACGTTCTCAACCTCTGTCAGTGAGGATGATATGTCAATAGCATCTCCAAGTAGCCTAAATCCTCGGAACAAAGTCCAGTAAGTTGCATACACTTTTCCGATTGCAGACGCAAGAGAGAACGACTTCTTAGTAACCGCAGAAGCACTTGAACTAAATCCACTAAATGAACTTGTGATGCTTTTTGCCGCTGTTCCTGCCGCTCCACCGGTACGTGATAACTTTGCCAATGCATTTGTCATGTCAATAATATTCCGGCTTACACTAGGGGCTTTCGACAATTCAGACATAAGTTGTCGCATTGCTGTGGCAAGTTTCGGGATATTTTCAATCGCCTTGGTGGAACTCTGGTAGCCAAGCTGTTTGATTGCAGATGCAAGGTCGGTCAGACCCTTAACAGATGCCGACATTCCAGAAATCCCTTTTACCGCATTGGAAATCTGACGCATAGAACCAGCCGCAGCATTAATCTGTTTGCTGTTGATAGAGCCTAATTTGCTTACATTTCTTGCAACTGCAGAAAAAGTCCGTGTGTCAATTCCACGCATTGCCGTCATTGCCCCTGCGAGTCTGTTTACCCCTGTGGAAAGACTATTCAGATTTCCGGTACTAAGCCCAGAAAGCGCGGAAGATAATCGCCCAAGTCTTGTCACAAGCGCATCTATCTGACCGCTTGCCTGTTGTGCCTGCGCTTGGATTTTTATTTCAAGAGACTCTAATTCCATTTATCCACCAACTTTCTACATAAGAAAAAGACGGTAAGATTTGACCCTTACCGCCCTTGAATTACTTTTTCAGTTTTCCCTTTTTCAGAAGAGAAAGCATCTTTGAATTTTCCTCTGATGTGAACTTGAAATTGGAAAATCCGTTCTTTTTTGCGATTTCCGCACGATGTTCTTTCGACACATCATCTTCCCCAACCGCTTTTAATGCTTCGACTATTGAACCGGAATTTCCGGTATACTTCGGATAATACTTGGTTTTGCATTTCTTTGCGCCTTTTACAACAATAACTGTGTGCCCTTTTATGCGTGTCACAAGAATATCTCCGTTGTGAAGAATAAACCCGGCATGATAAGACCCCATATCATCAAACAAACCGGATTTCAAAATTACCGGTCGTTCATTGGATGTATTAAAATCTCCCACATCCTTGCCGGATGCATAGATAATGCAAGCGCGAACAAGCGATGAACAATCGCACTCTGTCTTGACCTTTGTGTTAATGCCATGTTTAATGACTCCGTAGCGTTCCGATTGGTCATAGCCGATATTTTTATTGTCAGATGCAATCTGCATAGCTTCAGCTAACTTCTCCGCAACCCTATCGTCCTTCGCCCTTAGCACGTACCATCCCTTAGAATGGTTATAAAACTTCTGCGTAGACACTTCCTGTCCGGTCTGGTCTCCGGCTTTTCCGCCAGAATAGCAGTTTCCGTGTTCATCGTGTCGCGCACTTCCGATAATTACTGCCATGGTAATACCTCTTTTCTTAAACTATCTTTGGCTTTGGTAAATGTGATTTCCTTGATTCAGCCGCCCATGCTTCTTCCGCCTTAAGCATTTCTCGTATCTCAGCATCGGGATCGTCCGTATTCTGCTTTTCGATGGAATCATAGCAAGTTTCTTTCACGTACTTACTATTACCCTTGCCGAATGTCGCGTCTATTGCGGTCACAAGTGCTGACGTTGCATATCTTCCGAACCACATATACATTTCCATGTCGCGTTGCTTCCATTCTGCCTTATATGCATCCACATAAGGCTTAAGCAACTCTGGATTCATCATATCTATATCATCAATGGAAAATCCGTAGCCTTTCGTTACCATAAGGTAAAACGGACGGATTTCCGCAACGTAATATTCCCATGTTAATTCTTGACTTTCGCTTTGGATGGGGTCTTTTTCTTCTCTTTCTCCTGCTCCTGCGCTCTCTCCAACGACTCCATCATCTGCGCTAAAAAACCGTTTGTCATCATTTCCTCCTGCATATCAGCGAATAAATCCATGCAGTTAATCTCGTTTGTGTCAATCGCATCATAGAGAATGTCGGACACCTTCTCAAGCTTCTCATCGTAACCATCGTTTGTTTTGTAATCATATCCAAATTCTTCATTGTGATGCATCTGCAATCCCACAAGAAGCGTCTTAGGAAGTGTTTCAAGAAGAATATCTTCCATAGAAGAAATATCTTCCATGTCCTGTGTCTTCATAATATCCTGTAAGATATGTGATTTTAACGATGGTCTTGTTGCAAACTGAATTGTATATTCTTTTCCACCTAATTTAACTTTCATGTTTTACCTTGCCTTTCTGCCCTATATTGGCAAGGGGCAGTGTTGCCACCGCCCCATTGTTGCTTATCTTATTGCTTCAAGTTCTGCTATCGACCGATCATCCTCGCCTACCGGTGCGGTCGATTGCTCGTCCGATAGGCTTTTTACCCCACCACTGTTACAGTGAATGTTCCATCGTTGTTATCAACGACTTTCAGCTTATCCGTAACAAGCTCTGATGCCGTGCTCGGAATAACAGTTGCGGTCATTTCAAGGATTTCATCTACACCGCCTACATCATTCGGTGTCGCGGTAACAGTTCCGATGTATGCGTATTTTGCCACGCCACCGATTCCATCTGTACCGTACAGGTGGATAATGTCAACCTTTTTATCTCCCAGCTTTTCGATGTTTTCCAGATATTCTTTTGCAAGGTTTCCGGTGATTTCCCGGGAATCCGCTGTCTTAATACCTTTCTCAAATGTCTGCTGTGGGTCTTCCATCGTGGTTGACTCAACCGTGTTTGGTGGAGATGCCGGAGATGGAATAGACTTTGCAGCAAGTAAAAGGTTGTAAGTCCCTGCAAAGTCGGCTTGTTCCGCTGTGTGCTCTTTAATAATCACACGCGACTTATAACTTGTTGATGCCATGATTTTCTGCTTCCTTTCTGCCTTGCGGCTATGCTAAATTTTCATACGCTCCAATAATTCGCGATACGCGAAAAGTTGCCGTGCGCACTTGTTTGGAAATCGTGAACACAGCATTTGACACATCAAAATTTTTTGATTTAAAAAAGGACACTGCACACTCTGCAATGTCCTTAATCTTTTCTCTTTTCCCTTTATTCGTTATTGTAATTTGAAATGTCGGGCGAATTGCGTTAATAAAATAGGACTCCGTATCTCTCCCAGCTTCTGTGAATCCAATCTGTTGTATAAGAAGTGTTGGAAAAACAGGCGTTCCGTTTGATTCCTCGTCCTGTGTTACCTTGATTCCGCTTTCTTTGCTTTCCATGTAAACTTTCAGCAATCGGTAAACGGTATCTTCAAAATAAATCGCCCACCCATTTAAATCATTTTCCACCGAATACCTCCCTTGCAATCTTTACATACTGTTGAATAATCTGTTGTTCCGCATTGTACATAGGCATTGTGGCTTTGATACCGTGGGTATAACGCCATGTTTCGGTCTTATCGTCCCAATAGTACCAACCATCTTCAAAAGCGTGTATTTGCCCCGGATACGTGCCGACACCGAATCCAAGTTCTGGTGCTTTCGGGTTCTCTTTGGAGTTGTAAAAAATACCGGCTCCAAACTCTACCGCCAACAAAGTATAGAACGGTTCTCTATCTTCTGCCGTTACCGTTTTTCCGGTTGCAATCAGAATCGCGTTTGAGGTCATTAACTGTGGTGCTTTATCTACCCTTACCGTTATCGTGTTTCCGATTGGAGATTTCGATATTTGTTTTATTGCCACCGTCTGACCTTCCTGTGCAAGCCTAGAAACAAGTAAATCGCATTTAGCCTGTAAACTATCGCGGTACTGCTCTAATTTCTTTATAGTGTCTTGTATGGACTTAGTGGATAGTGTCATTGAAATAGGTTTCTTTTTCATGCAATCACCTACTTAATATTCTTCCGAAGAAGGAACAAATCCGTGGTCAATCCTTCATCAGCAACACCTTTTACGATGTAATCTGCGGTTTCTGAATCCACAAGTCCATCATCAGTGTGCTTGACTTCCGAACGTTTCCACACCACATCACCGGCTTTCAGTGGCAAATATCCTTTATCCGTGACAAGCTGACAGTATGATGTACTATCATCAATTCCAAATTCTTTCACAAGGGCTTCCGACAGCTTATTGCTGATATTGGCTTGGAATGTCGTAGGTTCTGAAAACCCTTCAACTTCCTCGCCTTTTGGAATCTTGTTGCCTTCGGAATCTAAATAAGGTACAAAGTTTCCATCGGAATCCTTGTACCCTTCATAGACAATATCTCCATTTTCGTCAGTTTGTGGGATGAATACCCTCTGACCGGATTGAGAATACTTCATTTCCTGCTTGTTAATGTCAAGCATTGGTGTTTTCCTCCGGGATTCCGGCAACACTTGTCAGAAGTGATAACACTCCGGCAAGGACTGATGCAGAAAGAACATATTTCCAATCCACCGCGCCCATAAATGCCGCCGTTCCAATTCCGGCAACCGCCGCCTGTGCAACAGTCTTGATTGCTCGGATTCCGGCTTTCTTAGTCCAATCCTTCCAATTCCTCATGGCTCTTATCTCCTTTCCCTATATGAATCTCTTCAATCTCATGTTTCATTTTCGTAACCATTCCATTTCCACCTAGCGCATGGTACGCATCATACATCTCACAGAAGTTTTGATAGGCATATGATGGTATTTCTCCGATTCCGGTGTACTTTGCATGGTATTCAATAAGTTGGACGCGCAAAAGGAGCATTGTTCCTTTACTGTTCGCATCCCTGCTTTTCTTTTGCTGTTTAAGAAGCCAAACTATATATCCAAGCACTATCGGAAGCACTACAAGATAAGTTTGAATCAAAATACTTTTCATTTGAATCTCCTTTTGACGCACTGCCCACCACCGCTTAATGTGCGCCGCCTGCAACCATAATGGTCACGCTCAATCTTCTTTATAAAACTTTAGCAAATGGAAATACCCCGACAAATAGCTTTTCTCTGTCTCTCCAAGCTCTGCTCACACCATTCTCGCTAAAACTTTCCATAAATTCTTCACCAGACTGTGAATGGTCATAGACAGCCAGATTGACAATGACACTTTGGTGTTTCTTTAAGTCTTCAGCTATCATTTCATCTGTGTAGCTGTCTGGATAATTTCTCTTTGCCTTTACATCTTCTGCAGCCTGTTTAATAAGCTGTTCGATTACCGGATTATCTTCTTTGTTATCGAACACTACCACATCAGATGTTGTTTCATCATCATTTGTGACTGTATCAATATGAAATTGTTTAAGTCTGATTTTAACTTGCTCTAATGTGGTGTATTCCATAATTTCAGCTCCTATAACCCTAATTTCTCAATTAACAGTTCTTTAAGTTCTGCTCCTGTAAGCTCCATTGCGTTCTCAATACCTTGTTCTAAGGCAAGTGTCTGCAAGTCCGCTGTTGACATACGCTTAATATCTGTCTTTGTGTAGTCGCTTGTAGGTTGAGCAGGGAACTTGTCCTGCTCTTCCTCATACTTAAGCTCATCTCCATAAACAGCTTCTTGTCTTACATTATCTGCTGTTACTTCTTCGCTCTGCTTTGCGGCGTTGATTTTATGTCGTCTTAATAACATATAAACACCTCTTACTTTCCAAACTTAGCAAGAACAACCTTTGAATCATTGCTTAAGACTGCTGTATAGTGTTCATCACCAGAGATAACAGTTGTCTTTGCAAGAATATCTCTGTCTGATTCAATCTCAACGCTTCTCTTCATATAGATTGTAAGTGCATTCTCTTCCTCTGATGCGCCATCTGCACCTGCGTCCTCGTTAGGGTCATCTGCTGACACGATAACAATAGGGCAAGCGTAGAACTCTGTTGTAACAGACTTTAACTTGCTACCTACCTTAATTTCTTTGCCCTTTGGCTTAAGCGTATGTGCAAGTGCTGTGTCAAGGTGAACATTCGTTTCACCCTCACTTGTTGTATCAGCTACAACATTGATTGTTCCTGCTGAATCATCAAGCTCATACTTAACCAGCTTAACTTTTTTAGACTTAACAACCTGCGCTCCTGCAATAGAACCGATAGTTCCATTCATAATTACATTAAGTGGGTACTTGTCATTGCTCTTGAAATCATCGTCATTAAGTAATGTTGCTTCCTGTGCTGGGTTAATGAATAATATCTTTGTAAGTGATGAATCAGATTCATCATCAAATTTGCTATTAGCCGCTACAACTGCTGAATAGCTGATAGGTGCTGCTGTTCCATCGTAATCAATAGGTGCTGTGCAAAGTGCGTCATAGCTGTCATTATCAACTTTTGCAGCGATTGACATAGCAATCTGATTGATAGCTGTACCAAGTGGGTCGCCATAACCAGATAATACTGATTCATCTGTAAGCTCTACAGCCTTACCTGCTTTCTTAACCTTTGCTTCTGTTGTAGATGTTGTAAGTACTGTTGTACCCATAGCAACACCTTCTGCTACATCTTCTGCGTCACCAATATAAGCATACTTTGGCACAACGATTGTGCTTCCCGGTCTGCCTACAAGTGTTGTATCAACTCTTGCAATATGCGAAAACTTAATTTTCTTTGGTAACTTAGCTGATACCATATCAGCCATTACTTGTGGGTCTACTAAATTTTCTAACTTAGTCTGTGGCATAGTTTCTTTACCTCCGTTTTCTACTCTGTGAACTTTTTATAAAGTTCTGGATTCTTATTTTTGAACTCCACTCTTTCGTGGTAATTCATCTTGTTAAACTGTTCCTGTGTTATCGTGCTTTCTTCTCCACCGCCTGCATTAATAGCCGGTCTTGATTTAAGCCACTCTGCCTTTGCTTCTTTAACCTGTCTTTGCACTTCATTAGCAATTACAGTTGCTATAAGGCTATGGTCTGCATCTGTAACAGCCTCAATCAAAGAATCAATATCCTTTCCATCACCTATAACTTTCTGATAAGCATTGACAGCTTTCATATGATTAAGTTCTTTGCTCATGTTCTCGAACTTTTCAGCCTGCAATTTTTCAGCTTCCGCTTTTGCTTCCGCTTCCTGTTCTTCTGCTGTCTGCTTCGAGCGAAGTTCTTTCTTGTACTTAGCTGCTTCTGAACTGGCTTTATCGGAAGCGTTCTTATACTTCTCTTTTTCAGCTCTTTCACTAGCGAGCTGTGCCATAAGTTCTTCTACGCTAGGTGTATGCTCTTCGTTCTGTGGTTCATTGTTGGTTGTTGGTTCTGTTGTTGTGTTAATTACATCTGCCATAATTTCTTTACCTCTGCTTTCTGCGTTTTTTGTTGTTCTCTCAACTTCTTGCGATATTTGTATTGCCCTTTCTCTAGGGCATATAAAAAGCCACAAGGCATTTTCTACCTTGTGGCTCAATATCAATTATTTATCTGTTCTGCTCTTATCTATAACCGGACTATTTTCTGTCTGGTCTGATAAGTCTTGCATTGTGCGGTCTTTATTAGGTGGCTGTTCTCCATCTCCACCCTCCGCTTGGTTCTGTGTGCCTTTGTTGATTATACTGTCTTGATATGCCTTAACCATCTCTCCGCTTCTCGCTACAACATCGTTAGGGTCATCAAAGAATGGAATTGCATCAACTGTATCTTTAAGGCTAAATCCGTGTTTTATCAATGTTGCCATGGCATTAACCTTGGTTGACATTTCATAAGTTTTTTGTCGCTTAATGTTAGGTTTTACATCCATTGCCCTTAATTTAAGTAATGGGTTACTGCTGTTAACATTGTTTGACAACTTAATAGCCGCAAGAACAACTTTTATTTCTTCCATTTTGCAGCCATCAGTAATTAATTGTTGTTTTGCCGCCGCTGTTTCAGCCTGTGACCAACCTGTTGCGTCTGACATTGCAACTCCTGTACTACCGCCACTGTTATCATTTCGTTGTGGCACATTGCATTTCTGCAAGATTATCTGTCGCCTTGATTGGATATTATTAAGCATACCTGTGTAATCATAATTAATTGCAAGTGGCTCAACTATTGGAGTTTTGCCATCTGCTGATGTGTAGGTCTGCATCCATTCTCCAGATTTTGGTTTTCTTGCTTTTTCAGTAATGCGTTGCGTTCCATCTTTATCAACTGTTGTTTCCTGTTCAACTGGGAAATCAACATCATTTGTATGCCATACCGCCTGTGTATTCTGTTCGACATCATTTGTAAAATCTGAAATGAGTAGGTTTAAGTTATCCATTTCAGATATTTGCCGTTCAAAACAGCCCATTCTATCAAATGACCTTGTGTATTCAATGATAGGAATTTTATGCAGCGGGTTTTCTTCTCCGCTTCTCTCCAAAAACCCCCATTTTGTTTTCCCTTTATTTTTTCCGTTAGTGATTTTTATTCCGTCGGTAATTTCATATCTCGTATCTTTGGTAAAACAAGTGTAATACCTGGTGCCACTGTGCTTATCTTTTATATATGTCCCGGCAAGAACAACTCTCTTGTCGCTGTAGGCGGTTGATCTTACAACAAATGTTGTCCTTGGGTCTAATACATTATATGTGAAATAGCTTTCCCCATCCTCGTATTCTGTATTTATATCAATAAGGACATATCCAACACCACCGATTTCAACATATCTTGCAAGTTTCTGCTGCTTCTGTCTTGCGTTCTGTGATTCGTAGCAACTGTTTAATTCCGCTATAGCTTTTGTAAGGTTAGAATCCTCATTGTCGCCATTTTGAACTAACGTTATAGGATTTCCCCACTTAAAACCTAAATTAAACTCCGTGACTTCATTAGCCACATTATCACAACACTTACAGTCAATGTCTGGTCTGTAAGTCTTTGGATTCTTCCTAACTATTGGCTGTATTCCTGCGTCATAATCAAGAAGAAACTGTATTCTATTAGAATTGATATCATGTTCCAAAATTGCTTCACGCAAAATTGGTATTATATTGTCAGACGTTATTTCTTTTGCGCCTGTATATATGACAATTCTTCCTGCCTGCATTGCCTACACCTCTAATAAAATCTCATGCCGTTCGAACTTCTTCTGTCCGGTATTTCCTTAATCTGAAAATCGTCATCATTGTTAGGTACATACCAAATCCACTTGCGACAGTGCTTACAGGACAGTTTATGCGTTCGTGGGTCTTTGCTGTCTGCTTTAGTTAAAAACTTATGACAGTTCGGGCACATGATTGATTTATCTTTATTCATATAAAAATTCATATTTTTACCTCGTTGCATAACAAAAAGCACCGCCACAATTAAGCAACGGTGCTTTTGATGAAGAATGTGTTTATGAAAAACATCTTTGTAACTTCTTACAAATACAGTATATCATTGGAGCAATATGACATTCTATGACATCTTTAAATACGTGTTACCATATTTTTCTTCAAATGCTTTAAGAGCCTTTCCGTGAAGTCTGATAATTTGCCTCCATGAGTATTTCATTTCTGTAGCGATGACTTCAAAAGTTTTCTTTTCGATATATCTTGAAAACAAAATATTATAGCAATCTTCATTCTCTATGCCGTCTATTTGCCCTATAATCAAGTCTTTTTTTTCAATGTATTCATCTATCATGTTATCAAGATTATGCTCCATTTCGTCAATTTTGGCGTATGTAGAGCCTATTTTATCTGGGTCAGATGACGACATTACTCTTTCTTCATTTTTTACCGCCGATATGCTGTGGGAAAGTTCTCTAAGCTGTGATATCTCTGACAGCTTATTATTTATCATTCTATTGAGTCTGCTTATTTGGTTCAAATAATCCTTGGTTGTCATACAAACCCTCCTCTTATATCGGACTTGATATTATTACTGTCTTCTTTATCCTGTTTCCTTTTGTAATTCTTAACGCAAAGTTTGAGAAAACATCCGGCACATCATCTAATTGTTTCTTGCCCGATACCGAATATTGCTTTAATAATGACATCATCACTCCATATGGCTCATTAGGCTTATAAAGTGATTGATCTTTGAAAATAATATGTTGTAAAATCCAGTTAGAACACTGAAAAATACGTGCTTCCTTATTTGTCTCTGTCGGTACATCAGTGATGTTGCATATCCATCCTTTATTTTCAACTCGCTTATTAACTTCCATAGCCACTCTGTCACCACCGGCATTACGTTCAAACTCACACTCTTGTACCTGATTGTTGACCAATATGTTTGACGCATTTTCATACTGCATTTCATAGTCTGCCGTATTATCGCACACGCAATCAACGCAGTAATAGTCGTCCCCATATTTTTGAAGCACAGGCATAACAAAATAGTCTGTTCCCTTGCCTTTAGTATCACATTGAGCTGTAACAATTTCTGGTTCTCCGTGTGGCAGATTGAGGTATCTGCGGATTTTATCATCCGGGAATAGTAATCCCTCACGTTCAATAGGCTCCTGTTTATACAAACATCGGTAAGAGATTTCGTCCATGAGTAATTGTTGGTCGGCAAAAAACTCTTTCGTAAAACCGCCATACTCATAATCAAAATTACTTTCCCCTGTCACTGGGTCTACATCAGGAACCGATATTGTTTTGACTCTCGGATTTCCAATATACATATTTTGAATACGTCCGATAACATCATGTACGCTCCAACGAGTGGCAATATGTATCTCTTTACACGGCTTTCCGTCTGTATCTTGTGTCTTACGCTGTCTTGCGTCTACTGCGTATTTATTCCATAATTTATCAAGTATTGTAGGATTTAAGGCTTCCTCAATTCCACCTATCATATCATCAACTAGCAAAAATTTACTCGCACGGACTTTACCAGCATTCTTACTTCCTACAGAAGTACACTGTACAGACGGAAAAGGTTTGTATTTGCCAATATTGAATTGCTCCATTTTGGCATTCGTGCTTGTAACTGATAGGTTAGGAAAAATGTCATGCCATGCATAATCATCATTATTGGTAACAATGTCGTATACCCCATCGTAGTACATTCGTGTAATATCGCCACTGTGCGAATAAAATAGGCTGTAGTCTTTTGGAAACCAACCAGCAACTGCCGAATGAAAAAATTTCTCAATCGTACTCTTTCCAGCTCCCGGCACTAGACTCACGCACAATATGTCGTATTTATCATCAATCATGCCTTGCAATGCGTCCACAAGTCCGATTTTGATTAGTTGTTTCCTGCGTGGCATATAAAATCGGTCTTTAGGCTCACGCTTTTTCTCTATGTACTGAAAATAGCTGTCAACTATTTTGTTTTGGGCTTCAAGTAACAAAATCTCATATTTTTTGTTTATCAGATCATATGCGGTTTTGTGGTCGAATGCATATTTTTCCAAATCCCAAATCGTACCACCTGTTTTATCCTTGCAGAAGCGCTCTATAATGTCTTTTGCCCTTTCTGTAAGTTGTAATCCATACTCAATATCTTTCTCTCCGTTTATGGCTACGCTACAAGCATCTACATAGGCATTAATTACCTGTTCATCTATTCCGTTTTTCTTTATGTAATTTTCATATCCATTTACTGCATTGATTAACTGCTTTGAAGCCAAATAAAAAGCACCTCCGCAAAAAGCAGAAGTGCCTTGACCTCTGCCTATAATTTTTCTAGGTTAGCGACTACAATCAATCTGTAGCCAGTAATATGCGTAGTCAGTAGTAAAAGCTATTCTTAGCACACCAATACTGTACGCACCTCTTAGTGTTTCGGAAATTATTTAAAGACTATTTTCTTGGTCTGATTATCTCTCTAATTCATCAATTCTGTTTTCAAGTACATTTATGTATTCTCTCATTTTCTTATCACCCGAAGGAAACTTCGGTTTCTTTTGCTTACTTTTTATCTGTAATCTCAAATGGTACAATCGACTCTGGAATACAATTAACCTCATACTTGTACTTATTCACTTCAGCACCACCTAAATCCTCAATGACATACATCGTATCTTCATTTAGTCCAATAATATGTCTCTTATATGTACCATCTTCCATCTCTACAACAAGTGTCACCTGATCATCTGTTGCATCCTCTCTACTAAATGCACCAATCATTTCAAACTCAACCTTATCAGTACGAGTGTTGATTACTGCAAATCTTCTAAGAACATTAAAGTTCTCAGCTTCCTGTTTCATATTATATGTAACCTTTTTTGATTCAGTTTCGAAAGCACATTCAGTTAATGATGTTGCTACCATTCCAACTGCCAACATTACTACTAAAATTTTCTTCTTCATATGATTTATTCTCCTTTAAACTTGATGCCATTGCTTTTCATTGTACTTAATAATTCTTCTAATGTTCTCCTTCCAATATCTTTCCAACGAATGATGTCATCGGGTGTGTAATTACTCATATCTTCAATGGCTTCAATTCCGTGTTTGTGTAAAATTGCGTATAATCTAACCGAAATATTCATCTCTGATATTTTCATAATCTCGCCCCCTCAACAATTTATTTTTATACCCTCTGTTAATATCGCAGTCTTATCCTCATTCAGAATTGCATTTCCGTTTTCATCCGTTTTATGCCATCGTGCATCAACTTTAATCATTGGACTTTGCTTTGCATGAGCGATAAAATGCAACTCCATGTCCGTGCAGCTTACTTTTTTGCCGTCAATAAACACTTGTGCGGTTTTGCCATCGGATTTTATCATAATTTTTTCTTCTTCTGGCTCAAATGGTTCGCATTTATACATAGATTTCCAAGAATCTTCATACCACCTATCCATCTCTCCGATAACGGAATTTGCATAATATGTCGGCTTGCTCATAGTTTTTGTTCGGCTACATAAAACTTCTTGATAATTCTGGATAATAAACTCACATTCAGCACCGTTATATTTATAATCTTTATAAAACTGATAAAAAGATTTCAAATTTTTGATAAAATCAACTAGTGTTTTCATTTCCAATGCACCTTGAACCCTTTCTTTTTATACTCCCCTACGGCTTTTTTAAGGCTCATATCGTCCTCATATTTTTCATTCAGCATAATCACCACATTACCTTTTTCAATGCCGTATATGTTGCAATTTGCAAGTTTCTTAGCCGTTCCAAGGATAGCCTTTGCCTGTTTGCTGCTCATTTCATAGGTTTTGGTTCCCATATTAACGATCATTTCTCATAAACCTCTCAAAATCTTCCATACATTTATAACACAAGTCGTATGTGGCATTTAAAATACCATTCTTTGTAATGGAATTTCCGCACAGTATTCCTTTTTTAATTTCTGCGCCGCATCTATCGCAAGTACACCATTTTCTTTCATGCTCCATTTCTCATAAACTCCTCAAAATCTTTCCTGCACTTAGGGCATAAATCATATGTATGGCCAAACGGAAATAATATGTTTGAATGAATCTCTTTGATTTCTCCCCTTACGTTTCCATCTTCAAAAATGGGACTTGGAGTAAAATAATCACCAATCGGCATAAATTCAAGTTCACTTATTGGTTTTACTTTTATTTCTTCGCCGCACCTGTCGCAAGCGCGCCATTCTTTTTGATGTTTCATTCTTATGCCTCGTACATTTTTTTAATAATTTTCATAAAATCGTTTTTGTCAATAACTTCTGTGTCTGGATGTATTTCATGCAAAATGTTCTCTGTCGCATAATCTACCTTGTCATATGCTGCAAACGGAAGTTTTGAATAGTCAAGGTCAATGATAAGGCATGAGCACCACTTGTATGGCAAGCAATTGCTTAAAAACAAAGGCGCGCATATCAAAGTGAATTTATCTGTTTCAAATTCCATATACTCACTTTTTCTCTTATATGAAACGTTCATTCCCTTAAAAATATTTTCAAGCAACTGTTCAAATTGAAACGCCTCTTTTATGTGAATCGAAGTATATGTGTATATCGGTTTAGTCACTATTCCACCAACCTTCTGCCGCAGATAGGGCAATAAGCTATTTTCATTACCATTTCAACATTCATATCTTTACTACTACACACCGCAAAGGGCGGACATTTATTCAAGTCGCATGTAATTACAGGTTTATTTGACAACTTATCAATCTTAAATTTGCCATAATGCGTTATGATAGGAAATTTTTTCTCGCAAAATTCACACATATCACACCAACTTTCTTCCGCAGATAGGGCAAAAATTAATTTTTACGGCTCCTGCAACCTCTTTCCCATCGCTATTGTCGAAAATCATGTTATTTTCAGCTCCAAAAAGGACTAAATTTCCTTTACCATCAATGATTTTCTTTTTATTCCGACAAAAATCACACATATTACACCTCAATCATAGCAAAAATCGGAATCCTCGTGAGATTCCGTGTCTTTTGTTTGATATAAATATTCCACAATGTTTTTATCATCAAATAGCGACACAGGGAATCGAACCCTGTCAGACAAAACCATGCCAACCGCTTTCAAATCTGCAATTTCTAATCACGGAAGGGTTTTCTGTTACCAATGATACCGCTACCATCCATAAGTCTCCCATCGACCGGAACTATTGCAGTAGCACCCGACTAAGTGGAGATAAGGATAAACGCAGATATTCGGACTCGAACCGAAACACCGTTTCCGGCTACTGACTGTTTAGCAAACAGTTTCCTTACCAGTTAGGATTATATCTGCACGTGCCGGGCATGGAAGTTCCCTACCCGAACCATTCCTTGCGTTTCAGAATGGCACGGTGCTACTAACACCGCTCAATGGCTTGTGGCGGTATCGAGCCGCCCTATACAGATTTTCAGTCTGTCGCTAATCCATCTCAGCTAACAAGCCATGTCGTGTAGTTTCCGTTTTTCCTTGCTCCACACTACACTAAGTGCAAGGTTCTTTTAGTCAGCGGTTACCGCCATCTTTTGAATGACAACCGCTCAATCCAGTTACCTGTGCTAAGTTTAACCGGTATATTGATTAGCACCTGCATTTCTGTAATAAACACACTAGGGGTGTACTGGCAACATCACCTGTGGGGATTGCAGGAATCGAACCCGCGACAACCCGGATATAAGCCGTGTCTTCTGCCACTGAATTAAATCCCCATAACCGCCATCAGACGGTTAGCAATAATGTTTATCGTGCTATGCCTTGCACTATCCGGTTTACAGCATTTCACCGGCAACTCAATGTTACCATGCAAGCCTATTTCCATGGTTCTACTCCGAATTAAATTATTGCAGAGCAATAGACAAGCATCGTATTTCAGCCAAAACATAGACCGCTTGGCGATAGCCCATCATTTCCAAATGACCATAATATTCATTGCAAAAATCGCGTATGAAAGCAAATACCCCATTGCGTTTGAATTGTCTTTTTGTTTTACCTGTCCTCTCATAAGTCCCAGCATTACGAGGGCATCTGTCGCTGTTGCGATTATCTTTAAAATCATATCAATATCCCCCATCCTCGAAGCTGTGTTCCTGTTTGAACCGTTCCATTTCATTCACGCTCATGCCGAAAAGTCCGGCAGATTCATCAGAATTCGTATGTTTGAAGTATTCGCCCTGTTGCGGAAACATGAACCGGAACATGGCATAATTTGCAACGTCGCACAGATATTCAAGATTCCCGGTCTCTTCAAACTTGGAAAGATTCATTTTCAAACTTTCGATTGCATCCACATTTCCGGTAGAAAAGTTCATTCTTGCCGGTCCGTATTTGTAATACGACTGTTCAATCAATCCTTTGCGTTTTTCATCAAAGGTTTCGGAATACTCGGTTTTCATCAACTCATTGCTGCAGCTTGCCATTACACATCGCCCTCCGCCCTGTGGTTTGCTCTTTCAATGTCAAACCCTTCCGGATAACGTGCCTTAAGTTTGTCTACGTTCATTTGCATGATTTCATCAAGGCTCCAGCCGAAGGATTCGCAAAGCATTGCAAGATACCAGCAAATATCGCCTGCTTCTTTCTTTGCGTGGTCAATATTAAGCTGTTTCTCATGGAAAATCCATTTTTTGATTATGTCGTTAAATTCTCCAACCTCGCTAGATAACCCCAAACAAGAATTGAAGATGCCGCCAAGGTCATAATCTTGCAACGCAGATGCGATATTGTTCTTTTTGCAAAATTTAAGCAAATCGAGTTTATCCGAAATTCTTTCTGTCGCCTTGTGGTTTTTCGTCCGCATGGCTAATTTCTGGTACTCATTTCCGGTCATATGTCATTCTCCTGTCCGAAACACTTTTTTGTTTTTAAAAAATTTTTGGAAATTTAGTTGCGATTCGCAACGTGAAAGTGAATTGTTATAAATTTATTATAGCCTATTTACGATGAAAGTCAATGGGTGTTGTAAGTGGCTTTTTATTTTTTGAGGTATTTAAGGGACTTAGTAGCCGCCCTGTGGTCTTTCTGTCAGACCCCCTCCCCATCCTTTTCTTGCAAACATGGAAATCTAAAATATTTTCCATTTCGTTTTGTTGTCATTGTGTGAAAATCAAATTGTTTTAATACAATTCCTATCGTACACTTGCAACTATTCGCAAAACCTAACTTTTCCGAATAGTTTACGAATAGTTAAAACGCTAAACCCATTGGTATTACTGCATTTGTGAATTGTAGAATAATTACACACAATTCAAACCATATTATTCGCCGCTGCATCCGTGAATTGTGTATCAATTACGTGCAATTCTTGGCTCTTTTTCTCGTCCAGTCTTGGCAACTCCTGCGCTGTAATTGCCCTTCTTTGTGTGGCATTATCTCCGATTCCCGGCTGATTCATGCCGAATTCATTGTTACCCACGAACATAGTACCGACTGGACTATTAGAGTCGTACGCACGATCTAGTATACAATCCTTGCGCGATCGTTGCAATTTTTGCCACATCTTGAAAGCCAACGAGCTTGGTTCTTCTGTGCTCCATATATCCATTGTGTTTGTAGGTATATTACAAAAATAACTGAATGCTACTGTACTCACCAACTTGCTGTACACATTGGAGATATATATATAATAATCACAAAGTTTATATAATACCTCTCTATCGTATCTATTGCAGTTAGTCGGTATAGTTGCATTACCAAGAGGGCTTAAACTCTTGTCCTTTAATACTTTCGTATCTGGGAATAAATGCATACCAACATACTGCATAACAGCTTTCCACTGTCTCTGTCCAGCTTTCAACAAATCTTCGATGTGAAATTCTATACAAGCGTTGTCTATTAAATCCTGTACAGTTGATGTGTATATCTGTACTGTACCTAGATCCACTATAAGGCTTGTAAGATCTACGCTCTCTACATCCTGCATATATTCACACCTCCAATCCGTTTTATTTCTCTCTGCTTTTGGTATACACTATTTCCGGGTTTAAAGTCAAGCCTTATTTTTTTACGGTGATATTATATACTTACGCCGCGCGCGTATGCGGATATAACTTAAATATAAACCTATAGACTTTAGATACAGTGTATTATTATTAATCTAAAAGATTAAGAAAAAGAGAGAGAAAGAGAAACATAGTTCTGAAAAAGCGACGTCAGACGACTGTCAGACGATTGTGTCGTGTTATGTCAGACGACTGTCAGACGACTGTCAGACGACTGTCAGACGATTGTCAGACGATTGTCAGACGATTGTCAGACGATTTTTACCAAAAACTGATACTATTCTATCATTTTTGGACTTGTCAAAGACCTAATGAACCTAGCCTTGTTTATAAAAATTTAAGAAAAGTTTTACGGTTTTTTGAGATTTTGTAAGATATGCCCGGACACGTTGTTGATTTTGGACATGGCAAAAAGAAAAGGCAGCCGGAAAAGCTACCCTTTGTTTGAAAATATTCAATTACGTTCTTATTGCTTCTGGACCAGCTCGTAAACCAATGCGTCAATACGTTTTTCCATTTCGTCAAACTCGCAAGTCTCATTTTCCTGAAACGTTGGCATTAGTACATAACTTTCAAACGCTTTTGTTATGTCGTTCCACTTTCCTCCGGTCGCAAAAGACAAATCCCCATTTTTCAATATTGCCAAGCTATCGACATTCATCTGCGATTCGACCAATTTTCTAACATATACGGAAATCGGCTCACCGCTTGGCAACTTATAATTATCTCCTGTAAATTGCCATTGGCTTCTAATTTTTATAATCTTTTTGAAATCATTTCTTTTCATGATGTTTTCCTCTCTTTCTTATGCGTTCTTCCCTGCTCCGTAGCACTCATGAAATGCATCTGTGAGCCTTCCAAGCTGTTCCGGTGTAAGTTCTTCTTTTAGATCGTCCGGAATCCACTTATACTATTCGCGGAATGTATCTCTGTTCCGTCCGATCTTGGATGATCTCTTTACCATTTCGAGCTTGTACATCTCGCCAAGCTCTTCCAGTGTAATGTCTCCACTTTTTACCGACTCTCTGCCCTCTCTGGTTAAGATACTCATTGCATCATCTTTCTTTATAGTTCCGATTCCTTTGATCTTCATATTGTTCCCATCTCTTGTCTGGTTAATATAAATGTTGTCAAAATATTTTCTTGACTTTTGAATTATTACATGTTATTCTAAATCACGTAAGTTTTGGAAGATTAGGTTTAGTACCTATTCAAATTTACGTGACTGTTGCCGGTGGATTATCCACCGGCATTTTTTAAAACTTATATTTACCGGTTTCATCAAAATCAGATTCATCAATTTCAATAATCTGATTTTCTTTTTCGCGCATAAATTTTTGATAATATGCTTCTCCGTTCCTGGAAAGTATTAACTCATACAGTTCCTTGTCAGACAATTTCTTTCCATCCAGAAAATCATCTACTTTTTCGTAATCAAGTTCGCCAGTCTCGTCTTTAAAGTCATTATCACTAAACGATTTCCCATACTTTTCTAAAAGTGCCGTGTCATAAAGTGGAAAATCCGGATCACTAATTATTCCTCTTTCGTCCAGTTCATCAAAAAGATCTTTGAAGCTTTCTGATTCCTGTTCGTATTTTACGAGTCCATTCACGCTTGTTGCTTTCCATTTAATCATGTTCTCTTCTCCTTTCAGTGCTCTATTTCTTTGATCTGATTACATTATATATAATTAGTGCTTAATTGTCAATACTTAATTAGTGCTTAATTTATTATTTTTTCATTCTATCCATTTTATCGAGTTCCGCAAGAATCAATTCCCTAGCAAATGCGCTTGTCTTTAGTCCGTATGAGTTGATTCTCTCTATTGTTCCAAGTGGCAATATAATGTTTATTCTATCTTTATTGCTCATGCATTTTTTAACCGCTTGTCTGTTCTTTTCCGCTTTTGTGTTTTCGTCCATATTCCTACACCTCCGTATTTTTTCTTACATTATATATAGTTAGTGCTTAATTGTCAACACTTAATTAGTGCTTAATAATAATGCACAATTTCTAATATGATATTAGTGCTTAATTTTGTATGTTTTGCCTATATACATTAGTGCCTAATTTCTGTATAATACAAGTATCAAATGAAGCACAGAAAGAGAGGAAAATAACATGACAAAATTTAAAATTGATAACAACAAAATTTATAGCACTTCTACACTTTGCGAAAAAACAGATATTTTTGAAATCGTGGAAAAAATCCCGGTTCGCTTTTTCGTCTGGAATATCGGCGAAAACATGGGAACACATGAATATATTCCGGTTTGCGAAGATTTGCACCCAGAATACAAAGACAATTACGAGATCAACACGGCAACACTTAAAGCCGTAAAAGTTGCACCGGATGAATGGAAAAAACTTGATAAAGCGGCATCATGGGGAGTTGGAAACCTTGAACAAGCAGAAAAAGCATTAAAAAGCAAGCGAAAAGGCTATACAGCAGACAGAAAAAGAGCCGCCGCAGAACTCACAATTGAAATTTTCCGCAGAATTTGCGAATAGTCGAAACCGCCACCCGGCGGTCTGTAGGAACTGCCCCACCTGCACCGATGAGACAGGGCGCAACCGGAATACTCGGGAAATTTTAGAATATGGAGGACTTGAAACCATGAAAAGAACGCTATACGAATTATTTATGGAATGTGATTGGAACGCCTGCCGTGTACCGTGGAGAATATACGGCGAAAACAATAAATTGATCTGCGCAAATTACGGCGCAGAAACCGGGAATGAATTTGACGATATGCAAGTAAAAAGCTACTCATACAACAAAAACAAGAATTATGTACGAGTTTATGTAAAGTAACCAACCGCCGCAGAGGATGCACGCCGGATCGCTACCGGCGGCGGTTTTTACTCAAAAATGAGCAAATAAAAGGAAAGAGGTATAAGAAATGGAAGAAAGATATATTTTGCACACGGGAAAAGGTGTGCAGATCGTAACAGAATCGCAAGCAATTAACAACGCGCTAGATCAAGAAAAAAGCGGCGTTATTCCGCGTTACTCATTCCGGGATTATAAGACCGGGGAAAAACTTACACCGCCCGGATGGATTGTATGGTCAACTTTTGCGGACGATTGCGGCGTTGTGTACCGCAGATCTGACGGAAAAATGATTATAACAACAGGATTTCAAGGGGATTTTGTTGTAATTTAAGGCGGTACTCTTCCGCCCTATTTCGCGTGTTTGGTGCATCCGTTCCGGTTCGATTCCGGGAGCGCGGACTACATGGAAATCGGTTTCCATGCGCAAATTGACAAATAAACGTAACACAAGGAGGTGGGAAAGATGGGAAAATATGAATATATCGGAAAAAGGGAAATCATGCGCCGGGTGTCTGCCCTTGGTTATCTGGAAATATCCGGCAAAATGTGCGGCTACTCAAAGTTTGATGGCGTGGAATGGGTGGAGTCTGCAAAAATCAAAATAACCGCGCAACGCGGCGGCGATTGGTTACAGATCACGCAAAAGCCGGAAAATATAACGCACACTTACAGCCGGTACGATGGGAAAAACTATCTTGACAAGTGGTAAAATGCGGTCTATGCTAGATTGTTCGTGACATAACACACGGTCAAGGAATTTTCCGCGTAGATCATCCGCAAGATATATAGTTTTCGTGTTCCTGTCGGTCATGCCTACCGTTCTGCTTCCGTCACTTCTCTGTAGCATATCGCTGTAACGCGATACTTTGGTCAAATTCCAAATTTCATTGTTTATCGCGAAACAAGTTTACCACCTCGCAAACAAAGAGGGCAAAATGCCCTCTCTATTACATTTTCGTGACAAGCGTAGTCAGCTTTGTCTTGGTCAACTGTTTCTCTTCTGGGGACATGCCTGAAAACAGTTCGGTCACATCTTCCGAAAGAGATTTCATGTACTTTTCAAGTTCTTTCATCTTTGCGTCCTTATCTTCCGGCGAATTTCCGTTATGCATTTCCTTTGTTTCCATATAGCTTCTCCGGCTCATGCCGGCTCTGCCCTCTCTTGCATCGTGAGTACCGGTACTCATGCCGTTATTTCCGCTCATAGGCTCTGAATAATACATCTTTCCCATACTCATTCTGTCAAGGTCTCTCATTCGGTCGTATTCCGGCATTCTCTCCCATTCGTGGTAATCTTCCGGCATCTGATGATAATATGGCGGTTCCACATATCCTCTGCGTGTTCCGCGTCCTTTCGGTGCGAATCTGCCATTTGCATAGCGGTAATGGTCGTAAAATCTTCTGTCTGGATAATCCTCGTACTGTTCAAGCATACGCATAATATCCTCGTTATTTTCAGACTTTTTCATTGCTTCAACAATGTTATAGTCTTTGTCAAAGCATACGATGTTCTTTGCAATTTCCGTCCAATCCTTGAGATCATCAAGGTTTTGTCCTTCAAAATTCTCGATTCCGATTCCGTCAACGTGGGCTTTCACGCAATCCATAATCTGTTTCGCAAACTTATGCATAATATCAAGCCTCCCTTACTGCAATCAAATTACTGTTCTGAACCTCGATAGCCTGTGTGGACGTATTCTGCACGGCTACGGTACTGCAACAACCGCATGGCACATCAACATATGCTTGTGCTGATACATTAAAGAAATTCTCAACTGCCGCAGGGGTCACGATCATCTTTGTTGACTGTAAAGGCTCTCCGTCTACTGCAATGGCAAGCGAAATCTCTCCAACTGTGCCGCCTGTCGGAATCTGAATGTTGCCGGAATACGATACCAAAAATCTAGCCTTGCACTGATTGGTGATACCTCTTAGCTTGATAATTCCACTTCCCTGTCTGTGTACGATACATTTTGTTCCGTTCACTGCTGTTTCTGTGAACGCAACATCTTCTCCAGCAGCAACGGTTTGTAATGCAATTCCTGTTACTTCCATTATTTTTACCTCTCTTTCACAAAAATAAGTAGGCGTTTGCGAAACGCCACAGACCGCATAAATACGGCATTTTTTGTTACCAAA